CACAGGATTCAGACCAGCTTATCTATTATTAAAGGCATCTACAAGAACAGGTGCTTGGACTATTTTAGATAATAAAAGAGATGTGGATAATTCAGTCGGTGAATACTTAATAGCATCATCATCCCAAGCAGAAAGTACACATCTACATCTTGATTTTACCTCTAATGGTTTTAAGTTTAGAAATAATGGTGGTGATTATAATGATGATGGCGATACTTTTGTGTACATCGCATTCGCAGAAACACCTTTTAAATATTCAAACGCACGATAACAGGAGCAAAATATGTGGTATTTTAATTCACAAACAATAAAGACCCCAAAGACAATGGTGATAAGTGATATCACATATTCTCAATCAATTTTTAGAGATAGCAATATGCTTACATCTTTGGGAATCAAGCCTTTAAGAGTAGTAACACCAGATTCCAGATACTATACTTTAGGTGCTTACACAGTAGATGAGTCTGGTGCTGAGGTTGTAGGAACATACGCAGGGGTGGCTAAAGATGTAGCGACACTTAAAGCTGGTATGTTAGATACAATCAATTCTCAAGTAGCCTCTAAGCAAGGAGCTATAGATTGGTATTGGGCGAGAGCAGATAAAGGTGGTACAGCAGTACCTTCTAATATTGCTACTTATGCTACTACGATCTATACTGAACAAGCAACCAAAGAAGCTGAAGTTGCAGCATTAGATACTTTAGATAAGATTAAAGAATATGAGAATAGACCTCATACTGAAGTAAGAAAGGTTAAACATACTGCTGAGAATGGTGATGTTACTTATGGACCAGATACAGAATCATCTACTAGACATATTAATATGTTACAACATTGGACAGCAAATCCCACAGATGAGGTTGATCCAGCTTTCGTAAGCCTAACTGCAGATTAAAGGAGCAAACAATGGCAATAACCAAAATAACAGGTGCTAGTATTGCAGCTGACGCAATTGACGGTACAAAGATCGCTGATGACGCTATTAATAGTGAGCATTTAGCTGATGGTAGTATCGATAATGTTCATATAGCTGATGATCAGATTAACTCTGAACATTATGCAGCAGGTTCAGTTGACGATGCTCACCTAGCTACAGGAATTACTGCTTCTAAATTGACAGGGGCATTACCCGCTATTGATGGTTCAGCCTTAACAGGTGTAGCAACAGATTTAACATCAATCAGAAATGATATAGCAACTCTAGCACTGCATTCTGCAGTAGCAGATAACAAAGCTGCTTACAATCTTCCTAATTCTTTTATAGACCAATTTGAAGATGATTCAGGACTTGGCACACAAACAGATGTAGATAGAAATACTACAAGTGAATATGTATCTTCAATAATTCCTGCTTATGGAGTAAATAGTAATACAAAAATACTACTTCATATGGATGACACTTCTTTAACTGACAGTTCTGGAACATCTACATCAACCTCTGTTACTGGTGTTACGAGAAGTTCTGCTCAATCTAAATTTGGTGGTTATTCAGCTTTATTTGATGCTAATACTGAATATATTAATTTTTCTAATGTACCTGCTTGGACATCTTCCTCAACTTTATTTGGAATAGATTTTTGGTGGAGACCAACAAATATAAGTGGTTCTGGAAGGCAATCATTTTTTAATGGACAGACTGATGGTCAATGGTTGGGATTTGGTTATGATGAGAGTGTTGGAAAATTAGATATGGAAGTACCATCAGCATCAGGTGGTTGGCAGGGAAGTATGGACCATGGATCAAAAAGTAATTATGCTATTAACACTTGGTATCATATAGCATTAGCAAAAACTTCAGCTACAAATATTTCATACTATGTTGATGGTGTTTTAGATAAATCACAAACAATAGCAAATGCTAATATTAGTTGTACTGGTCAACCAAGACTAGGTGAATGGGGTGGAACACCAGGCACACAAAGTTGGTGGATTGATGGATATATAGATGAATATCGTGTGCAAATTGGAGAAAATCCTTTTGCTGTGTCAACTGACCCATTATATATTTCTGGTTCTACATTTACACCTCCAACTGCAGCTTATTCAGCAGAATCAGTTAATGCAACTGGAACATTAATCTCAACAGCACAGACTGCTAATGCAGCACAGACGAAAGTAAGTGGAGTTATCCTTTATAAGAATAACGCAGGTACAGCCACACTAGGAACAGATTTAAAAGTTTATTTTACTTGTAATGGTGGAACTAATTGGACTGAGAGTACGCCGACTGCTGCTGGAACTTTCTCTAGTGGAATCTTAATGGCTAAGTGTCCTGAAGTAACTTGCACAAGCGGAAATGATGTTAGATATAAAGTTGTGTGGGCGAATCAAGCAGCAGGCTCTAAAGAAACACAGCTTCATGGCATAGCAATGAATTATTAAGGAGCAACTATGAACGATAAGATATTTGGCACTATAGTAGGAATAGTAATCGTTGCATGTATCCTTTTCTTACCTATTGGAGTACACGCAGATCCAATAGTAACTCAAGCCACAAGCGATTCAACAGTAACTAATACTACAACTACGACAACTCGTATTAAAACAAATCCACCCAGTGCAATCTCGCCTAGTATCAATAGTAGTAACAGTGACTTGTGTACAGTTGGAGTATCAGGAGCAGTACAAACACAGATACTTGGTATTTCTACAGGACAAGCATATAGAGATGCTAATTGTGAGAGGCTTAAGATATCTAAAGTTCTCTATGATATGGGTATGAAGGTCGCAGCAGTTTCAGTTATGTGTGCTGATTTCAGGGTATATGATGCCATGATGAAAGCCGGCACGCCCTGTCCTTATGACGGTAAGATAGGCGAGGAGGCTAAAGAATTATGGAAAGACAATCCAAGACAAGTACCGAAGCAAGAAAATGTTAAGTCGATGGACAGGGGTGAGTTCCTTGAAAAGCTCACTAATGGTATTATTAGCGTTGTTCTTATTGGTATGCTCGTCCTCTAAAGCGGATCCACCGATAATAGAACACACTATCGCAGACGATGGCTGGGTAGAAGTTCCGTTAGATTTTACATTTCCTTTCTGGGGTAACAGTTATACGACCAGCTTTATGTTCAGCAACGGTGTTGTGGGGTTTATCAGCCCGAATGATATTCCCGGTACAGGAATCGTCAATGACGGTTTGTGCTGTAGTGGAATTGATTTTGAGAATGCTACTTATTCTAGCATGTCTAGTCAAGGTTATGGTGGAGTTCGTTTTGACTTTACGATAATGCCTTGGCACACAGATTTAATTGACACTGGTCCCGGTCATTTTTATACACAAGGGGACTCTACATATCAGAAGTATATGTGGGAGGCGGTTGATGAGTATTACCAAACGACTCGTGAAAATACTTTTGACTTAACAATATACCCTCTTGGTAACATTCATATGACTTATCAGGAAGTTGACATAGCTAATCATAGCGTGACTGTTGCTGTGGTCGGTGATTTGTCTGAAGGGGAATATGTACAGTGGTTTTATAACCATCCAACTAGTGGTGCTATCTATTGGGATACTTCAGAGTCAGCACCAGTAGAGATAGGAGAGGGAGCTAGCATTTGTGATGTAGTTCCTCTTAGTTCTTTAGTCTGTGATTATTATCCAGCAGCTTATGCGGAGGCTTATTATGCCGAACAATGCTCTATTAGTAGCTTGTATGATACTGGTTGCACTGGTTATTGGGAAGCTTATACTAACCAACAGTGCTCTTTAGATAGTCTATGGTCTACAACTTGTCCTAATTATGAGACAGCTTATCTAGACGATCAATGCGAAACTGATCCTTTATATTCAGTGTATTGTCCTGGTTATTCAGCGGCAATTGCTGAAGAAGAAATTGAACAAGAACTTGAAGAAGAATTCGAGGAAGAGTGGGAAGAATATACTTATGAAATAGAGACAATGTTGTCTTGGGATAACTTTGAATTTATTGAATTCACTGATACGCCTATACTCGAAGATTATAATATTCCTGATGATTATAGTTCAGAACCTGAAATGGAATATGAAATGACTTTTGAAGAAGTCTTTCAAGAATTAGAAATAGAACTGATGGAAACATTTGAGGATTTTGAAATGCCCTCAATGGAAGAGTTTGAGGAATTCGAAGAACCCACCATGGAACCTATGGAAGACATGATGGAAGAATTTGAGGAATTTGAAGAACCTCCTATGGAAGAGTTTGAAGATATACCAATGGAAGAAACTATGGAAGAACCTGAAATGGAGGAACCAATAGATGAGCCAGAGTCAGAAGAAGAAACCATATCGGAAGAACAAGAACAAGAGGAGTCAGAACAAGAGGAAATAATTGAAGAAGAACCGGAAGAGGAAGAGACTGAAGAAGTTGAGGAAGAAATTGAAGAGGAAGTCGAAGAAGTCATAGAGGAAGAACCTGAAGATGACGATAGGATTATGTTAGCTGATGCAGAACCTAAAAAACCTACTAAAAAAGAAATACAAGCAGCTAAAGAAAAGAAAATGAAAGAGATTATTGTTAATAAACTTAAATCATTAGCTAAAGAAGTTGGTGAAGCCTCTACATTACAAGCTCAAAAGGATTTACAAAACTATATTATTGCCCTTCTAGGATATAATACAGGTTTTAATGCTTATGGGTCAGAACTTGTTGATGGTAATTTCTATAAATATGAGGAGATATACCAGAATGTTCGTCTTCCTGAGAACCAAAGGGGCTTACTAAATGGTTTAGCGAGTCAAATATTACACGAGAAAATGGTGGACATGCAATGGCAGAAGTAGAATATGGTGGAATAAAAATAGGCGGAAGTAAGGCTCTTCTCTTAGTACCGTTACTAGGAACAATTATTGGTGGACTCTGGGGTGGTTTTGAGATATGGAATCGGTATTTAGTTATGGAAGAAAAGATAAATGCCTTTGTATCTCCAGATATGTCAGGATTTGACAAGAGTCTAGCAGTATTAAATGAACAAATGGATCTCATAACCAAAGAAGTAGAACTTTATACACAAGAAACAGATGTTATTAGAGAGGCTGCTGCTGAAACAGCTGGTTATGCAAGAGATGTTAAAAATGGATTACGAAATGATATTACAAGAATTGAAAAAATTGTCGATCAAGTTGAAGACGACATTAAAGAAGTTGAAGGCGATGTTCGAGAATTAATAGACATAGCTGAAGGACGTTTTGAAAATAAACGAGATGCGTTACAAAATGATTATGATCAAAAAGCAGATACTATTAGAGTAGATGTAGATAGAAAATTATCCGAGTTAGAAACTCGACTTAACAAGAAATTACAGAGGGCTTTAGATAATCCTCTGGCAAACAACTAGGAGATATTATGAGTAAAGCAATAATATTATTAATTATCTTAGGTGTAGTTGCTTTTATAGCAGCTATGGTAATAGGAGTAGATGCCTTAATGTGCACGCCTCCTTGTGTATGACAGATGTAGAAAAGGCTACAATGCATTGGCGATGGAGCGCATTGATAATTTATTTATTAGTAGTTTTTTATGACTTTATATTCTGTCCCATTTGGTGGGGTCTTAACAGACCAGATATTAGTGAATTCATGGCAATAATGTCTACAGTCGAAGACCCATTAATTAGGCTCGAACTTATGAAGAAACTCACAGGTCAACATCAACCATTTACTCTTCTTGGTGGTGGACTTTTTCACTTAGCTTTCGGTGCTATACTTACAGGATCAGCAGTCGGACTTAACAAATAAGGGATATTATGGAAGATAGAGTAGCAAGGTTAGAAACAACAGTGGATAAACACGGTGTACAGATAGCTAAATTATTCAGTAAGATTGATGATACAAATAAATGTATAGCAAAGATTAACACCTCTCTCTTGCAGATTAAATGGAGCGTATATGGTGCTTTAGGTTATTATGTTATAACACAAATTGGAATCATAGATGCATTAAAGGTAGCATTATAATGGCATATAGTGAAAAAGTTTTAGATCACTATGAGAATCCTAGAAATGTAGGAGTATTAGATGCTGCTTCTAAAACAGTCGGTACGGGAATGGTTGGAGCACCTGCTTGTGGCGATGTAATGAGATTACAAATTAAAATTGATGATGATGGTATTATCGAGGATGCACGATTTAAAACTTACGGTTGTGGTTCTGCTATTGCTTCATCTTCATTATTAACGGAGTGGGTCAAAGGAAAGACTCTTGACGAAGCTTCACAAATTAAAAACACAGAAATAGTTGAAGAGTTGGAATTACCGCCAGTTAAGATTCATTGTTCAGTTTTAGCTGAAGATGCGATTAAGGCTGCAATTGATAATTTAAGGAGTAAAAGATTATGATGGCATTTTTTACAAATGTTGCGCCTATTATATTAGGCTTTGTTGGGAAGTTGTTTGCGTTAAAGCAACAAGCTGCTGCTGAAAATCAAAAACTAATGATGCAGAATTTTGCTGCAAAATCAGGTGCTATAAAAGATGCACGAGATAGAGCAGATAAAGAAAGCCCTATGGCTGCAATGAATAGAAGAATAATTATTTTAGTAATATTAGCATTAATTATATTTACACAAGTAGCACCAGTTATTTGGGATGTTCCTATGGTAATACCTACCTTAGTAGAAGGAACTAGTTTCTTTGGTATTACATTTGTTCCTGATGTTATAGAATATGTTACAATACAAGCAGGCTCAGTATTGAAGATGGAGGAAGTCTTCGGGTGGGCTACAATGATCATTGAGTTTTATTTCGGAGCCCAATTAGCGAAGGGGAAATAGTATGCCTTATCAAACAAGTCCAGAGATTGATTTCTCATCCATTGGTTTAATGGTCGATGTACCAGCTAATGCGATACCGCAAGGTGGTTGGAGTGATTCTTTAAATGTAAGATGTAAAAATGGATCAGTACAAGGAGTTAATTCTTTTACTGATGATATAGCTTTATGGCATACAGCTGGTAGTATTGCTAGTGGAGAAGCTAAAGCAGTATGTCAATTTACTCCTGCTGGTGGATCAGATTTAATCATAGCATATATTGTTAAAAGAACAGATGGAAATGGTTCTGTTATATTATATAATACAGGTGGTTCTGGAAACTCTCGTTGGGAAGATGTTACAAATGCAACTGCAGATCAAGTCTTTACTTTCGATGATAATTATCCTCCACAAATATTTGTATTTAACGAATTGCTTATTGTTAATCCAGGAAAGGATGCTCCGCCTCAATTTACTAATGCTAAAGTAACAGCGGGAAGTTTAGTAGAATTACCTAATTGGCTTAATGATAGTACAGGTAATCCTATAATATGTAGAGTTCTTAGACCATATAATGATAGATTAATTGCTATGAATATATTCGAAGAACATACTGCTTCAGCAGCAGATGATGTATACCAACCTATTGATTTTTTATGGTCTAGTCATATTTCCACAATAGCTTCTTTAACAGCTGCAACATGGACTGCTGCTTCTGATAATACTGCAGGAGATGCGTTCTTATCAGATACTCCTGGTAAAATATTAGACGGTGGGCAATTAGGTGAATTCTTTATTGCTTATAAATCTGATAGTGTAGTAAGAATTAGAGAGACTGGTGATGTTTATGTAATGGGAATAGAGAGTATATTTGAAGATGATGGTATATATTCTACTAGATGTTTTGCTAATATAGGAAACTCACAACATTTAGTTGTTGGTAATTATGGAGTTTATATACATGATGGTCAATCACAGAAACAAGATATAGCTAAAGATCTATTTAAAGATACAATGTATGCTTTAGTTAAAACAACTGAACGTGATAGAGCTTTTGTTTTCTCACAAACACGAGATAAAGAAGTATGGTTTTGTTTGAGTTCTACTACTAATAGTGGTGGTGGTTGTGATGTAGCTTTTGTATATGATTATGATTCTGGAAAACTACATAAAAGAAGTTTACCAGGACTTTCAGATATATTTGAAACAGAACTTAATGGTGAATTAAAAATATACGCAGCCAAACCTGATGATACAAATATTCAAGTATTATCTGATTCTGTTTTAGAATCGAATGGATATTTTGAAAGACAAGATGATAATCTTACTGACAATAATTCTATGAAAATGATTAATAGAGTTCTTGTTAATGCTAAAGGTTCTTGCAATGTAGCTTTATCTGGAACGAAATTTTTAAGTGATAGTAAAACTTATACTAACAAATTATTTAATCCTGCTACAGATTATAAAGTAGACACAAGAGCGACTGGTAGATATATGAATTTGAAAGTTACTATGAATGGAGCTATAAATCCAGAATTATCAAAACTTCAATTTGATGTCAAAGTAACAGGCGTTAGATAAAGGAGACTTATGGCTAAGATTTCAGAAACAGAACTTCAAAAAAGATTAAAGAAAATTGAAGCCGATAAAAGTAATAATCAATTAGTACATAAAGTTAATGATCAGTATGAATATATCATGGATTATATCTATGTAGCTTATGCATCTGCGCTTGCTAATTTATCTGCTGGTAAAATAACAAATCAAAGTGATGCTACTACATTTCAATATAGTCCTTATGACGCAGATGGAGATCTTCTAACATATAGAGGATACTATGTATCTAAATCTGTTTATGCCTCAGGAGATCCAACAGATTATACTTGGGAATTAACTTCTGGTGCTATAAACTTTACATCTTCTGAAAGACAATATACTACAACAGGTGGATTAGAATCTGCTTTAGGTACACCTACTAAACCTGGAGCTGGAGTAACTTGGACGGCAGTTACTGCTGGTACTGCTATACCTAATACTGCTGTTTGGATAGCAACAAGACATACAATAAATAATATAACATCTAACTGGGTTCTTTCACCTAATGGTGCTTATGTTAATAATACATTAATACAAGATAATGCAGTAACAGGAGTTAAACTTGCTGCTGATGCTGTTACTGCTGATAAAATTACAGCTAATGCTGTTACTGCTGATAAAATTGCAGCTAATGCTATTACTGCTGATAAAATTGCAGTTGGAAGTATTACTTCTGACAGATTGAATATTGATGAAAGAGTAACTATCTCTGCAAGTGGAGCATTTGCCTGGGCAAAAACAGGTCCAAGTGATACTACTGCAGGAGTATATATGGGTAGAGAATCAGGCACACCACAAGTTGAAATAGGAAATTCATCCTATTATCTAAGATGGAATGGCACTTATCTTTATGGTGTAGGAATGATAACAACTGCTCCCGCTGAAGTAGGGCAATCCCAAAATATAACTAACCCGGGTGACACAAGATACGACATACCGCTAGGAGCTCAGACATTAGATATAGAGGTTTCTGGTGGTGGTGGGGGAGGCTCTGGCTTTGATGCAGTTGGTCTCACTGGGTCAGATGGAAGTTCTGGAGGTAGTTCAACAGTTAAAGTGTATACTGCTGGTGGAAGTCTAAGAACAACTCTCTTAACTGCAAGCGGTGGAACAGGATCTGGACAAAGTGGGCGGACTGGGCAAAGCTTTGATCCTAGTAGTGCACATAGTTTGTTTACTGGAACTGGAGGAACTGGTGGTAGTGGAACATTCAATAACTCTAGCGCTGCAGGTGGTGATGCTTCTGGAGTATCGGCAGGTGGTGGTGGCTCTATAGACTCTGGTGGTTCATCTTCAGGATCGACAACAGGTGGTAACGCCGGTAGTTATGCTACAAACGCATCATACTCGGTAGTAGCAGATGGGGATTACTTAATATTTAGTATTGGTACTGGTGGAAGTGGAGCAGATGGTTATCAATATGCAGATGGTGGTGACGGTACTAAAGGTGCTGGTAGGGTTGAAATTACAGCAGTTAGTTAGGGATAATAATTAAGAGGTAATGATATGTACACGTTAATGACACTAGAAACTAATTCGGTTATTGATATAGGATTAACTAGAGACCAAATGTTAGAGAAGATAGATAATACAATGAGACACCTTTTTACCTCGGACTGGTCAGAAGAACCCCAGTTAGGTATGACAACAGACCCTAAAACTATGTCATTCGTATATCCACTTAAAAATCATAGAAAGAATGAGTTAATAAGATTACTAACTAAATCGGATTGGAGAATGGGGGTAGATTATCCTCATGATAATCAACAAGAATGGATTGACTATAGAGCTAAAATCAGGACTATGTTAGGTAATGATAGTAAAGTATTTCCAGTTCCCCCAGTTCCATACTAGAAAATATAAATATTTAAGAGATGTTTGAAAAATTAAAAGGTGGAATGAGTAATGTATGAGATAAAGCGAGTTGAAGGAGAAGATGTTCTCAAAAGATATAATGTAATTAAGATAGAAATAGATAAAGCTATGGTACATTCTAGTCGTGAATGGACTGCAGCTGAAATAATTAAACATGTTATAGCTGAACCAAATCTGTTTCAGGTATGGGAAGTATTAGAAGATAATACTACTATAGCATTTGCTACGACACGTGTATTGCAATATAATAATTTTATTGCTTTACATATTATTAGTTTAGGTGGTTCGGATATTTATAATAAAATTCCTGCCCTGATAACTATATTTGAAGATATGGTTAAAAAACATGAGAACATAGATGTACTCGAATATACAGGCCGTAGAGGCTTTGTAAAGCAATTAACTACGGTAGGGTGGACTGAAAAATACACCACAATGCGTAAAAGTCTAAAGGAGAATTTTAATGTCTAAAATTAAAATTTATGATGGTGTTGTCATAGACATGGCGACAAGCAACATAATAAAAGAAGGCAAAGTTAGTTATGCAAACTCTGATCAAGTCGCATATACTAAAGGTGGTGATAAAACTCAGGTAACTAATACAGGTGTTGCCTCAGAATTTAAACCCCAAATATCAAGCATGCTTGGTACTGCTGAAAGTTTATATGGATCTGGAAAATTAGGTGCAGTAGCAGGATTTACTCCTGAACAAATGGCTGCGCAACAACAATCGCAAGTATTAGCTCAAAACCAATTAGGTTTAGAAAGTGGTATAGCAGGACTTGCTCAACAACCTCTAAATTTACAAGGTATGAGAACTGCAGCCGCAACACAAGCACAACAAGCTTTAGGTTTAAATGCTTATGGTGCTGGTCGTGCTGGTGGTTTAGGTGGATCTAGACAGTATTTAAATCAAGCGAATATACAGAATGATCTTGCTGCTAAGTTTGCTGGTATTGATTTACAAGCTCAGCAAGGACAATTTGATCGAATGCAACAAGCACTTGGTGCTCAAGGAGCAGGAGCTAAAACTCTTTCAGCTCTTGGTGCAGCGACTCAACAACAAGCACAGAATGAAGCTGATGCAGCTTATAAAGGTTTACAACAATATGCTAGTGTTTTTGGTACTGCAGCTCCTAAGGAGACTGTAACAACTTCAACTGGAGGTAAGTAATGGCTGTTGACAGACCTAAAAAAATTAATGAGATGACTTACCAAGAATGGTTAAATCTTAGTCCCAAAAGACAGAGAGATCAAAAAGAACACATGAGAAGAATAGATACTGGAATAGGTACTTTATATCCATATGAAGCTGCAAAACGATATTATAATAAGAATTCCCCTGGTGCTGGAATTGGTGCTTGGTCACCTTATGATTTAAATTTAGGAGTAGCTACTCAAAGTAAATTTGAACCTATAGTAGGTAGTAATGTTGGTATTAAAGCTCCAACACATCAAGACACTAGTCAAATAGGTGCTGAAGAAAGAGCAACTGGTAAAGCTGTTGGTGGTACTGTAGGTGGTATTGTTGCGGCTATGATGGGTTTACCTCCGCAAGTAGGTGTTGCAGCTGGTAGTGCTTTAGGTGGAGGTGGTAGTGTAGGAGAAACTGCTACATCTGCTTTAGGAGGATATGCTGACGAGATAAAACCTGGTGATGAAGGTAAAATAAAAGATTTCATAAAACAAGATACTAGTGTTCCAGATGTTTGGGGTCATCCAGCAAGATGATTACGATTTAATTAAAGGAGAAATATATGGCTGTTCGTGATTTTACGGCATTACAAGAAAAAATTGAAGCAGAGAAACTTGCTGCTATTGCCGCTGCTGAAGCTGCCGCTGCTGCTACAGAAACTCAGACCTTGTCAGAATTTGATCAAAATAATAATATAGATCTTTTACGTAGTCAAAGTGATAGACTTCTTAATCAAGCTACTATACCTTTCGAAGATTTACCAGCTGATAGTTTATTAAGAGCACAACCTGCAGATCAATTTTCAGAATTTGATATTACAATGCCTGGTGAAAGTGAATTTGGTAGTGGTTACTTTCATTTTGAAAGACCTAAGGATGCAGCAGATAGAGTACATGCAGAAGTATTAGCTCAAGGTGGAACTGGTACTCAAGCTAGAGCTTATGGTATAGAAGCACTTAATTTAGCTAAACAAAATCAACAACAAGAAGTTGTATATCCTCAAACTGAAGAGGATTTTATTGCTCAAAATATATCTAAATTATATCGACAAAATCCTGAACGTTATAGAAATTTACATGGTGATGCTGCTGCTGATGAACAAGAAAAACTTTGGGCTTTAACTAATAAAGGTCAATTCGAAAAAGAACGAGAAGAATTATTTGCGAAAGCTGCAATTCAAAAAGAAGAACGAGAAGCTAAAGAAAATGCCGCTATTGAAAAATATGGTCTTGAAGATCGAGAAGGTTTTCAATTATATCTAAGGAATCCTGATAGATATGAAGTAATATATGGTACAGAAGCTAGAGACGAATTAGATAATCTAATAGGTAGAGAAAGAACAATTGCACATGCTGGTAGTACTATTGGAGAACATGGTAGTGCTATGGCTCTTGCTAAAGCTGCAGATGATAAATCAAATTCTGAAACAATATTAACTGAAACTGAGTTAGCTGCTAGTCAAAATGATGGTACAGAAACTGATACTTCTGAATCTGTTGCTAAAAGTATTGCAACAGAATTAAATTTAGATGTTCATGATACTACAAAAATAACAGAAGATTTAGAAGAAGGCGCTAATATTAAAAATCCTAAGGATAAAGCTACTTGGATAAAAAGTATTAGAAGTTTTTACAAAGAAAATCCAGAGCTTGCTACTGCTATTATCAGAGCTGCATCTACTTATCTACAAACAGGTAAGTGGTATATGGCTGCTGCAGCAGGATTAGAAGGTGCGTTAGAAGGAGCAGGTGTTAAGATCGCTGCTGATGAAAGACATTTAACAAGACAAGAAGGTCTTAGAAAATTATATACTCCTGAGTCTGTTAATGCATATAATATATCAGGTGATGTTAGAGATCTTAAATGGGATATGACTAAGATTGAAAAGAACCATGAGATATATCTTGCAGAATTAGCTGCTCGTACATCAGAAGCAAAAGCAGAAGAACTAAGGAAATTACTTGTTTCTTTAAATCATGATAATGTTAAGTATCTTGAAGCTCGTCAAGCTAGTATAGTAGGTGGATTAGATGCAATGTTTGGTGAGTCAGAAAAAGGTGATGGCTTTAAAAGATCTGGGTTCGGTATTGAACCAGGAGATGTTGGAAGTTTAATATTACTTCATGCTAGAAATAATGGTCTTGTAGATGAAGCAGGAAATTTATATTTAGAACAAATAACAGAAACTGGTATGAATGATATACGTAATATTGTTGAAGAATATGGACGTATTCAATATAAACATTACGAAAAGAACGGATATGTTGATAGAAATATGAGTCTTCTGAAGTTCGCAGATCAACAAATTATTCGTAAAGAGTTGGAACAAGGTCCAGGTATTAGTGGTGCTTTACTTGAAGAGTGGACCACTGATCCTGAAGAAGGTGTATATGCTGCTGAGTCTACTGATGCTGTTAAAAATACTATCAATGAATTAATAAGAGTAAATCCTAGTTGGGATACAGATCCTGATACAGGTGGTGTACAAAAACCTACTGAGAATCAGATATGGAAACAACTTGGAGCTCATTGGACTGATATGGGTGAAGACAATCAAAAATTCTGGATAGATGCGGCTACAAAACAAAAGAACCCACCAACAAGTGGATTCCTTTTCTTTGCTAATCAATGGGTAACTGCAGGTGATGAGTATGAATGGTTTAAAACAAGAGGTATGCAGTTATTTCAAACACCGAAGATTTCAATACAAGCAGTAAAATAGGAGTGGTTTATGACTTTAGAAGTCAATATTATTAAAGGTAATACACCAGTTCCAAAGTTTAATATGAGTGGTTTTACTGGTGCAGCTATGTACCAAGATATGGATATCGATGGAGAGAATCGTAACTTCCGTTGGGAAGATGGTGATACAGTATACGATGATATAACAGATCAAGGTTATAGACTCCGTGGTTTTGATGCTCTTGAAACAGAGCATATAGGTTTAGATAAACAAATATATAAGTCTGGTGAAGTTGGTGGTGAGACTCAGAAGAGAAAGTTTTATGAACTTGCTAAGAAATTAGGTTATAACAAACTTGTTAAGACAGGTGAGAAAGATGAGTACGGTAGACATATAGCTGATTTACAAAATGCTCAAGGTCAATCATTTGCTACCTCATTATATTCAAATGGGTTAATGCATACTAATCATTTTACTTCCGAAAAAGATAAACAAGCTTATGAGAGTAGACATTTTAATAGTCTTATGGGTATTGATACTACTACTAGTGAGTGGGGTAAAGCTAAAGCTGAAATAGATGATTACATGAATAAATCAACATTAGTTGATAAAAATGGTAATCCTTTAATGAAAGTAAAAGCCATGAATGAATGGGAGTTAAATAATGCTCAAATAGCTTCTGAACTTTATGGTGTTATAAATCCTTATATGGATCATACAGTAGAATATCGACATGAAGGTATGGATATATATGGTAAAGCTTACAATCCTTTTAGAGCTGGTTTAAAACAAGGCTGGATGAGTATATTAGAAGGCGCAAGCGGAGCTAAATCTGTATTAGGTTCTTTAGTTGGTAATCAACGTTGGTACGAACAAGGTATGTTGAATGCTGAATCTCGTGCTGAAGATATGAAAAGACTTCCTAGTTTTGTTCAAGATATCCATGATGTAGATTTTGGAGAGAATGCTGCAGAATATATTATGGGTTTAGGTGGTGTCGCTATACCTTATATGTTAGGAATTATTGGTGCTGGTGTTGCTGGAACTCTAGCTGTAGGTGCAGGAGCTACTGGATTAATGGCCGCACTTGGAACTGGAATAGCTATAACGCCTATTGCAGCAGTTTATGCTGGTGAAGTATTTAATAATATGGAAGGAGATATTAATACCAAGGATCCAAAAGTTGCTATAACAGCTGGAATAGCTATGTCTGTTTTAGATAGGTTAGGTTTAAAAGGTATTCTAAAACCTTCTCAAGTATTAAAAAAAGATGGTTATAAACAAGTAGAAGAACAACTTGTTAAACGAGAAATAGATGGTATAAAAAATAGATTTATTAATGAAGAAATAAATATATTAAAAAAATCAGATAAATATGCTAAAATGAATTCTTCACAGAAGAAAACAGCAGAAGCAGGAGCTAGAACAAGAGGCTCAAATAGATATGATAATATGAATGCCTCACAAAGAGCTGTAGCAGAACAAGGTGCTAAAACAAGAGCTGCTCATCAACTAGCAGAAGCTAAAGTACAAGGTGTTTTAGGTTTAGTTAAATCAATGGCTGGACATGCAGATATTCAGATTAAGAAACAATTATTATTAAAAGAGTTTGGTATTGGTATGATGAAAGGTACTGCTATTGAATCAGCTACTGAGACTATGCAAGAAGGTATTGGTAATATAGCATCTGCTTATGGATCTGAAAAAGATTTTAATTGGGCTGAGTTTCAAAACATTGTAGAGAATGCTGCTGTTGGTGGTGCTTTAATGGGTGGTACTATTGGTGGTGTTTCAAGTGGCGTTTCAGGTTATGGTTCTATTAAGAAGATGCAATCAGATTATGGCACTGCTAAAGAAAATGCCGGTGATGGATTCTTTAATTATGCTGAAGATTCAGATGGTAATACTTTAGGACATGTATTAGGTGAAGATGGTAGTGCTTTAGGATATGTTACAACTCCTAATGGACATACATATTCTAAACCTATGACTCAACTTGAGTTTGATAACGATCCAGATATGAGAGGAAACAAGTGGAGTGTTATCAATAAGATGACAGAAGATCAAAAGAATAATAATAGTAATTTTAAAAATAATACGTGGGAACCTGCATTTGTTGATGTTGAAGATATTAACGATGAGATAGTAAATGCTTTTGATTCAGATACAGATATGAATGACTCTGAAATACAACGTCAAATAGATGAAGAAATAAAAATAGGTGAGGGTAAAGGTCAGACTGAAGCTGGAGAAGTTATTATACCTAAGATGACTTTATGGGAGAGAGCTAAAAAACTTCCTAAACAAATGTTTATGAAATATGGAGCTATTGAAGCTGGTAAATTAAATGATCCTGATCTTAATCCTACTGCTAAAAGATATCTTAGTGCTTTACTACAAACATTCGCGCAGTCTAATATAGGTTTAGCTGTTGGTGTTGGTTTTATGAAAGTCAAAGGTAGACTAACACAAGGTTTTACTCAAGAATCTACTAATTTAAAAACCGCTTTACTTAATACTGTTAATAAACCCAATACATCTAAAGGTGTTGAAGAAGCTACTCAAACATTTAGAGAGTTTGTAGAAAGTAAAAGAGCAATGGAACGTGGAGATAAAACTCTTCAAGAACATAAAACCCAATGGGGTGCGATGGAAAAAAGACTTGATGTTATTCATAATAGAATGACTCAGTTGACTGATACATTACGTAAAGTAGTTAATGCTAATGCCTTTGAAGAAGGTGAAGCGAAGATGGGTTATGTAGAAGATTGGTTCTTTAATTCTGCTAAACTAGATACTTCAAAACTTGTTAAAGGTAAAGGAGCTTTTGTTAATGCACTCCAACAAGATTGGACGCATCCTAAAACTGGTCAAGTACATAAAGGTATTAGTAAAGAAGCAGCTGAAGATTTATATGAAAAATTAGTATTTGATTTTAAAGGTCAAAGAGAAGTTTTAACAGATAGTATTTATCATACTACAACTGATGCTGATGCTACTAAGAAAGTTACATTAAATATTAATGACAATCCTTTAATGCAAGATTTCCTGCATACAGATCATTTCGGAAAGTTAGATAATAATATACATGATATGGTTAATTTTGCTATAGATATGAAATATTTAGGTAGAAATGATATCAAACTTAACAAAATGATTATGAAAGTTAAGGATGTTATGGGAGATAAATGGGATCCTAGTATAGCAGCAACAGTTAGAAATTCTGTAGATACACAACGTGGTAAATACAAAGCTATACGTAGTAAAGCTTTAAAGAAAGCTCAAGATCATATTACTTTCTTTAATACATTAACTCAATTAGATACTTCAATGCTAGCGTCTTTACCTGAGTTAGCACTAGTTATGGTTGGTGCTGCATATCACAAAGGACTTATCAATATAGTACGTCAAGGTGCTAAAGACGTAGGTAAACACTATGCTGGGACAGCGAGAATGACTAAGGGAAGACTTAAAGGACAAAGCCTTACTGACCCTACATTAGAAGATGTTATGCCTACTCCACGAATAATTGAAAATTTTGGTGGTAGAGAAGGCGACGGTATGGTAGATAGAGTAGCTAGAGATCGTTTAGATATTTCTATAGAAAATATCAACATGAATCGTCTTAGTTTTTATGGTGGTATGTATGGAACAGCTCAACACGGTGTGCTTGGTGCTGTTGATATTGACTCAGCAGCTTATAATTCTCACAAATGGAGAACTTGGATTTTAGAATCATTCTTTCGTATGAATGGTCTTAAGTTCTTAACAGATGGAGCAAGAGTAGCTAGACTTGCAATAGCTAATGATGCTATTTTTACTGATTTAGAAATTATTAATGGTTTCTATGAAGTTGGTAAAACAAATAGTAATTATGCTAATGATGCTTATGAAAGATTAAGAGAGTTAAATATTGATCCAGTTAAGACTGCTAAATTATATGCGAATGCTACTAACGAAGTTGGAAAATTAGCAGCATACGGTACTGAAGGTTTCCAACCAAAGAAAGATGGAAAACTTGATACACAGGTATTACATGAATATATATTTAAAAATCATGCTGAGCTTTATAATATATTAGAAGATGGTAGAATATCTTTTGTTGATAACGCATTAGCAAGACCAACATCTGTTGATAGGCCTTTATGGTATTCTAATCCTCACTTCAGGTTACTTACTCAGTATCAAGGTTTCTTATCAACATTTACTTCTCATATAATACCGAAGTTATATAAGAGAGCTAAGAAAGCAGATCCAACTCTGAGATATCAAGCATTTGCAGTTGCTGCTACTATGTTAGCTCTTGCTATACTTGGTCAGGAATTAAAAGATGAATGGAAATTTGGAAGACATAGTCCTTATGTTGATACAAATTTAAAGACTGCTCAAAGAGCTTTAAGTGCTTCTGGTTTATTAGGTACTGGTCATAGATTATTAGACTTTGTACATCCAATATATACTAGTAAACCAAGATATAATCAGACTACTTTAGATCAATTAGGTAGATTTGCTGGACATACTATTGAAGAATTTGGTGGTCCTACTGGTGGTACAGTTAAAAATGCTAGTAGAATAGCTACTAATTTAATTAGTGGTAAGAATGCTACTGCTTTATATTATGCAAGAAATTGGATACCACTAATTGGTAGACATCAGAAAGGTGAAAGACCTTATGAATAAATAGGAGATATATATGGGTAAGTATACTGGTGGTAAAAGTTCTGCTAATCAAAAAACAGATCTTAAAAAACCTAAGTTTAATATGGAAGGTTTCAAACCTTCTGAAGAAGACGCTGGTAATATTGAAAGAAAACGATTAGCTTTATCACAAGCAGCTAAAAAAGCCTCGCAAATTGAAAGAGATCAAAGAGGTAAAGAAATACCTGAATATTCTAAAGAATGGTCTGAAGCTCGTAGAGCTAGACTTGAAAGGCAATTAGCTCAACAAGAATATGAAAAAGTTTTAATGAACTTAGATCAACAATCAAGTCTTAATAATGATTTAATTGATGATGTTTATGGAGGTACTCAAGATACTACTGGTCAAATAGGTACACCTATAGTAGAAGAAGCAACAGCTCCTGAACAAACAATATATTCTACTCCAGAAGAAGCTCCTGATACAGGCACGGGTTTTCCTGGAAATGAACCTGAATCATTAGGTGTGGGTCCTGGAGGAATAGCTGTTACCGATCCTATTGGAACTATGTCTAAAGCTCCTTTAATAGAGGCTATATTATCTATACCTCAGGAACAAAGAACTACATGGATGTGGAATCAACTTGATGAGCATGGTCCTGAACATTATGATAGGATGCAAGCTGTAGATCGTGAGATGGTAGATCAAGATGAAGATACTGGAGATCGTCCAAGTCCTATAAGTAAGGTTCAAATACCATACCAAGAAAAAATGCAGATGATGCATGATAGTCATGAGATGGGTAGGCAAATACAAAGAGAGATGGATAGACTCTGGGAATCAGGTCAACTTTATGCAAATCAACCAGGACAACCGGGTTGGGATCGTGCAGATAATGCGGCTATGCTTCAACGTATTAAAGATGGTGAGTTTACAGTAGAATCTGTTCGTGATTTTATGGAAGGTATAGTTACTACTCATGAAGAATTAGCGAGAAGAGGTGTTCCTAATGCTCTTTCTGATGTTATGTTACATTCAGTATTACATCAGATAAGAGAGGCTTATAGAAGAAAAGGAGATCCTGATGATATTAGAGGGCGTGAAGAAGCTATAAGAGATTCTGGTGCTGCACCAACTACTCAAGAAGAAAATGACCAGAGAATAGTTATGAGAGCTCACGACCATCGTGAGATAGGTAACTTAATTCTTGGAGCTATGGGTATAGCGCCTGATAGTCGTAATGTTAATAATACTACAGCAGGTACTATTGCTAATAATATGGTAGCAAAAGTATTTCCAGATTTATTTTATAAAGATTCAAAAGGTAATACTGTAGTTTCTCAAGAAGGTTTTAATACAGCAGAACGTATGCTTCCTATGACACAAACTATATTACCACAAGTTAAAATAGGTGTTAGATTTAAAAAGAAAACTACTCAAAGTAATATACAACGACCTCGTTCAGGAGATAAAGATGTTTATTATGGAGATTATGATTTAGTTAATGACACTATAGATGTTCTTGATAATCAAGCATGGACAATTGATCAAGATTTTGTTAGAGTTGTAGATGCTCTTGTTCAATCTGTTGAAACAGATGTTAATGGTAATGTTGTTCTTACAAATATAGATAAATTAATTGGTATAGGTCCAGAAGATACCGGTCAATTAAATAATAGAACAGGTGAGCGTAGAAAGAAAGATCCTAGAACAGGACGAGATGTTCTTGATGAAAATGGTCAACCAGTAATGGAATGGTACGCAGGAGATAGAATTAAAGATGTTATCTTCAATGATAATATGGATTGGGCTATAGCATTAGGTAATGATAGATTTTATTATGATCACTTTTTAGGTGGAAATAATAGATTTTATATTTCACAGTTTGTTGGTAATTATCATAGTCATAAATTAGCTAGAGCTATGTTAATGGCTGATTTTATAGAAATGTATGATACTTCAAATCCTGTTACATTAATGGAATTAAAAGCAGGAATTGCTAAAAAGTTTGGAAAAAATAAAATGGGTGTTCAAGCAGCTGCAGATTATTTTGATGCTAACATTCAAAGATGGTCTAATATGATGGACAATATTAGAGAAGATGGTAAAGCTATTATTGATTTAGCTTATGATAATGATGGATGGGCTTCTGTTAGCGCTTTAACCGAAGCTAAAAAACTATTTGATCATTTACGAGATGTTGAAGCAGGTAAATCTAATACAGTATATACATCTAAATTTCTTACTGAGATTGATGGAACAGGAAATGGATTAGCTCATAATGCTTTACAAGCTGGTGATTTTAATACAGCATTATTAACTAATATTAATCCTTATTTTAATGCTCCAAAAGGCACTGCTAGAGTAGATAAAGATGGTAATTTATTAGAGCATGATGTATATCATGTTACTGGTTCTGGGTTAAAAGCTCAATTAGAATCATTAGCTGATGAAGCAGATGCTGATTATCTTAATCAAGCTTTTGTAGCATTAGGTCTTATAAATGATAAAACAAGAAGAGATTTTTCAAAAGCACCTTTAATGATATTTCAATATGGAGCAGGTAGAAATTTAATAAAAAGAATTGTTCGTGAAAATGTATTGTTAATGTTAGAAGATGAAGGTACTTTAAATGCTTTTAATCAGGTAGCTATAGCAATGGGTAAAGATCCTAAAACTAAAGCACAGATACAAGAAGCTATAGAAGCTGGTGATTTTGAAGGTAGTTCTAATTATAGAGATGCTGATTGGATCATTGATCGTATGGGTGATATGATGGTTAAGTCTGTAGAAAGTAATTTTCCCATGCTTAAAGACTTAAGTAATATATTATCATCAATGGCTAATGCTGCTTCACTTCATCAACCACCTATTGATTTATCAGTTATTACTATAGGTGGGCATCGTATTAATTTTGGCCATACTATGTGGGAGAAAGATGAGGTTAGATCTTTTGTAGATACTGTAAATAAAGGAGATTACAAACAATCTACAAAGTTTGATGTAGCTGAGAAGAATTTATATCCACAAGGTAGAACTATCTTTACTAAAACTAAAGAAGGTAGAGATATTCAAATGAAAAGAAAGGCTACAGGAACTGAGCCTAATCCTTTTTATAGAAATGATTGGAAAGAACATCCTATTTTTAATCCTCCAGAAGTTCCAATAGGAACTTTAAAAGCTGCAACTCAAGCAGCGGTATTAATGACTCACTCACTTGATGGTATAAATGTGGCATTATCATTAACACAATTTAAGAAAGATCATACTCAAGCAGGTGTAGCCCAAATATTTGATGGCTTTTTAGTAACACCAAAAATGGCTAGACAATTAGCTACACAACTTAATAAAGATTTTCTTGATATAAATTTTGGGAAAGGTGGGCGTTCAAGAACATCAGGTCATGGTATTCTTGGTCCAGAAGATACTGTAGCTGATGCTCGTAAAGATGCTAAAAACTTAAATCTATACAATCCAGATACACGATATGATTTCTTAATGAATAATCCTAATAATAGTAATGTATTATTATTATATAGAGCTATGGCTAGATTAGGATTTAGATGGGACGACTATAAAGGTGGTGGTCTTGTTGAAAGAATTAAAAAGTTTGAACAACAAAGAAAAGCTTATCGTAAGAAATTCTTAAAGAAAGATGGTACTTTAAACTATGATTCTACTAAGCAATACTTTTGGGATTAAATAAAAAAAACCTACACAGGTCATTACGACTCGTGTAGGTATTTTTTTTTACTTGTTAGCTGTGTAACTCTTAATAGCTTTGTCAACAACCTTTCGTCTTCGCGCTGCTTCCATAGTTGCTTTCTTTACTGCATCTTCTTGGTTCATTCCTTGACGTGTTAATACATTAGCATCCTCGATCATGTTTAATTTTTCAATCTCACCTGCTACGTATGCATGAACATCATTACCTTTAAGATTAGGTGGTCGATCTGCATCTGTTCCACCTTTCAATATTGCTACAGCATCTAACAACTCAGCATCAGTAACACCTGTTCTAGCTAAGATGTTACTATTTTCTTCGAAGTCGTATTTTCCTTCTGCCATTCTTCTTTCTCCTTTTCATTTGCATCCATATAGGTTATTAAACCTTGTACAGGATGTACATTATCATCTATCACAAACGGACCATATTCTATAACCCATGTGGATTTCTCTCTTTCTGTGTCATCAACTACAGTAAACATAGCTTTGCATGTAGCCATTACTTATCTCCATCTACTAAGTTGTACCCATATATTGCCATACTTTTAAGTAAACTTTGCAAAGCAGTTTCAGCAGCAACAGCTAAATCTTCTGATACATTGCCGTCTGAAGCTATACTGTGAGCAGCATTGGTCATTTGCCATAACTGGACACCAATGTTGCCACCAGAACACAAGTTTTCTGTATGTTGTTTATCATCTATTTTTTTTACTGTCATATCATCTCCATATTTTTTAAGTCTTTCATTATAATTATTTAACATCTGACTTCTTGTTTCGTCAACCATAATGGTATCCTCCTTATTACTTTTTCCAGTCACTTCTCCAGAGTCTGGGGTTTTTTTTAGTTAAATCTCTCTGTAGTTCTGAGGTCTTATCCTTTTGAACAAGACCCCAGTTTTCTTTCTTTTTCTTCGAGTCTTTTAAAGCCACGATACTAATAACAATACTACTACAATTGCTACAAATATCATAAGGCTTTTATTACCCGTTAGTTTCATAAGGCTTTTAGTCTTAAGATCCATTTTACTCTCCGTTAATCAGATAATTCTTTCGTGATGTCTTTATCTAATAATTTCCAGATAATGGCTGCGGCTATAAGGCCCGCCAGTCCAGCATTACCGAGCGTCCACACTATATCTAGTATACTACCGATAACGTTCCCAGTTAGGAATGCTACTTGACTACCAAATATAATTTGAAGCACAATTGATAAGCTGATTAACTTAATGCCTACATCGATCGCGGCATCAGCTCCGTTCTTTATTTTATCTAACATGCTATCTCCTATAAAATTAAAATCACCAACCCCACTCTCCTACCATACCAACCGTAGAATAGTCTGTTACAGTTTTCTCAAAGAAATTACTAAGAGAATCACCTGAGGTTAAATCTTCAACCCAAGGTAAAGGATTAGTCTTTACTTTAAAGTTTCCTTTAAAGCCTAGTTGGATTAATCTTCTATCAGCTAAGTATTTTATATAATCTTTAACCTCTTTCTTATCTAAGCCTTCAATATCTCCGGCTGCATAAGCAAGATCAATCACTTTTTCTTCTAACTTAACTACTTTTCTAGCCATTTCATATATATCTGACTTGAATTCATCAGTTAGAATTCTACTATGCTCTCCACAAAACTCTCTAAACAACTTACTCATTCCTTCAACATGTAGAGTTTCGTCACGTATACTCCATTCTATAACTGTTCCCATGCCCTTCATTTTACCACGTCTCTGATAATTCAGTAGCATAGCGAAAGCTGAGAATAAAGTTACTCCTTCATTAAATACAGATAGAGCTATAGATTTAGCTATTCCTTGGTGGGAATTAACATCTGCACCTCTCATGAAGTTTGCTTTGTTTACCATTTGTTTATATTCTAAGAATGTACTGTATTCTTTTTCATGTAAACCTAGTGTATCATTCAGTAAGGCATAAGCCCTCTGGTGTATACCTTCCCTTGCTGCGATCGATAATAACATTGATCTAATTTCATTATTAGGGAATTTAGGTATATAAAAGTCGCAGTAATTCTGAGCCACAATAACATCAGCTGAGGTAAACAACCTAAGTATAGATGTTATATGTTCTTTCTCAACATCAAGTAACTCTCCGTTTTTCCATTGAGTTACGTCTTCAGCTAGGTTTATTTCTTTTTCTGTCCAATGTATATCCTCATGTTGCTCAGCTAATTCTATAGCCCAAGGAAATTGGAACGGTTTAAATACTATATTTTCTTCCATTAATCCCATAATATCACCCCTCACACGCTAAACATTCATCAGTAGCATCACCAAGAGCTACTCTTTCAACTCTTTGACCCATGTTTTCAGCCACTTGAGTGCTTGACGTTCGTAGATAATATAATGTTTTTAATTTCTTATTGAATGCGCTAAGATGTACGCTGTTAACATATGATTTATCTGATCCAGCTGGAAAGAATAAGTTAACACTTTGTGATTGACATATATATTTTTGTCTATCACTTGCGTGTTGTACAATCCAATGCTGATCTAATTCAAATGCTGTTTTAAATACATCGCGCTCCCAATCAGTTAAGTAGTCTAGTTGTTGAACAGATCCTTGATGGTGACCTATATTCCGCCACTCTCTTTCTAGCCATTCTTTATCCTTACCTAGTCTTAACCTGTGCTCTTCCATCACCTCTTTCAGGTGTTTGTTTTTTATTAAGTGTGAACCAACCCTGGTTTTATGTATAAAACTATTAGATTTAATAGGTTCTATAGACGGGGATGTTCCTATGATCATTCCGCTGTTAGCATTCGGCGCTATAGCTAAGAGATGACTATTTCTATCACCACTTCCTTTACCAAAAGGATATTCATACTTACGTTTAGCTAAGTTTTTAGTAGCTTTTTTAGCTCTGCTTTTAATATGTGAAAATATTCTTTTGTTCTGACCTACTGCTAAAGCAGATTCCCATGGAATGCTTTTAGATTGTAAGTAAGAATGAAAACCCATAGCTCCTAATCCTAAAGATCTCTCTGTCTTAGCACTGTTCACCGCTCTAAATAAAGGCTCTGGTGCTTGAGCTATAAATTTAGTTAATACGTTATCTAACATTTCAATTAAATCTTCTACTATAGTAGAGTCTTTCCACTCATCAAACTTTTCTAAGTTCAAACTACTTAAACAGCAAACAGCTGTTCTCTTTGAATCAGTAGGTAGTATAATCTCAGCACAAAGATTACTACCTTTTACTTCTAATCCTTTCTTTTTAAGAAATTCAGGTAGTTTTCTATTGCTTTCATCGATGAAGTGAATATAAGGTTCACCTGTTCTAAAGCGAGTTTCCAGTATTCTTTCCCATAGTTCTCTCGCACGGATCGTATCACGTATTGTATCATCGTGAGGATCAATAAGATCCCAATCACTGTCATTAGTAACACATTCCATAAAAGCATCAGTAATATTAACAGCATTGTTAATGTTAAAGCACTTGCGATTTGAATCACCACCAGAGGGAATCCTGATATTGAGGAACTCGATAATATCTGGGTGTCTGACGTCCAAGTATGCTGCATAACTCCCCTTCCTTGTTTGTCCTTGTTTATAAGCAGTCATCGCTGAGTCTGCTACCTTAATAAAAGGTATAGGACTCGGAGCTTTATCACTCACAGCTCTTACATCTGACCAATGACCTCCAACACCTCCACCTTTAACACTTAACCAAGCTAATTCTGATTGATGATCTATCAAACCTTCTAATGTATCAGGTATATAATTCAGAAAACAACTTATAGGTAAGCCTAATGGTTTCTCTCCTGGAGCTGGTGCGTTACTTAATATAGGACTACTAAACATAAACCAACCATTACTGACTCCGTCATATAATCGTTGAGCTAATTTCATATCTTTTTCGCAATATGCTAAACATGCTCTAGCATAAGCCTCTTGTGGAGATCTTTCTTTTCCTCTAAGATAGTGAGCTTTTAATAAATCAATAGCTTGATCGCTTATTTCTCTATCTTTAGATCTGTTTATTTCTATTCCTAAATATTTACTTTTCATTTTTAATCCTCTTTAATAACTTTAACTTCTATTATTTCATCTCCGTCGTTATCACGGCTGATGTTGTACTTTATTCTTGATCTTGCATGTTCCTTTAAAGCATAACATATACCGTCTTCAAATGATGTTTGTTTTTCTCTACGCATCCAAAGGTAGATAAACAAACAAGTTCCTATTGTGCTAATTATTATTTGATAAGTTTCCATATCTTTCTCCTTAATGATATTTATTAATTTCGTCTAACTCTAAAGTTAGATATTCAAAGCCAAGTTTCTTAAGCTCTTCGCAAGTTTGCAGCCAAGCTATACATTCTGTTAAAACTCTTTCGTCTTTCGAGTGTGTTATTACTGTTTTTATTTTACTTTTTACATCATTCACGTGTATCTGTTGACTCACATTCTTCTCCTTCTATTTCTAATATAACATAATCTTCCTTATTATCGTCATACCCTCCGAAATGTGATGAGAATCCAGTTACTATTTCATTGTGATCATCTTTAATAGCTTCATATTCTACCATTGCATCCATTAAAAACTTGTGCAATGCCCACGTAAAGTTATCTATATCTCGTTTTCTTTTGTTTCCGAAATATAAAGTATAATGTATTGTTAATTTATTGTATTTTGGTAAAGACTCCACGAAGTTTTTTACTTCCTCGTGGTAGTCTTTTTTAGCTTTAGCTAGTGTTGCCCAATGTAAATTTCTATATAAATTACCAGTAAGTATTCCAGCTTTACCTTTCTTTATATATAATGGGAAGTTCAACCTAGCTATCAACCTTTTGCTCCTGTCATTGTAATAGTCCAACGATCTTTATCAGGATTATGTCGTACTCTTACTCCAGCTCCTTGATGAGACTGACCGTCGCATAGTTCTATTAACTTTTTCTTCATAGTTTCCATGCGTCCTTCTTGTAGTTGCTTTTCTTCACGTGCCATTTTCCAGAAGAATGCTAACTCTTTCCATTCTTGATCTTCACGTTTAATAATATCATTAACTCCAGGCTCAGGTTTCCCCTTAAAATATTCTTTCCATGAACTTAAGATATCATCACGGAGTTCTGGTTGGGTTTTATGAATCCTATGTAGACCTTCTTTATTATGTCTGTCATAAACCCAAAAGTTACAATGATCTTCACCTGAAAGTAACATTTGTTGTTCCATTTGAATTTGATATTGAAATGGAAGTTCTTCATTATTTAACATTGTCTTCCATAATGGAGACTCTGATCCATTTAATGGTACTTTGATTTCTACAATCTCAGATCCACTCCATTTCTGACGACCATCTAATGAAGCCATTAACGGTAATCCTTCTATTTCGTCAACTATACAGCATGGTTCGAAAACAGTTCCATGATAATGTTGCCAAGATTCTCTAGCTTCATCTTCAAATTCACTACCTATTGTCATCGCGAAGTTTTGTTTAACTTCTAACTCTCCGTTCTTTAACTCCCATAGTTGTAATGGTGTTTTAGGAATCCACGGACTAACGCCCATAGCTGAAGCAGCTTCAGAAGCTGTACCATATTTCCTTCTAAACTTTAACCAAAGTTCACTACCTTGTGGCATTGAATTTTCGTCATACAACCTTGTTGTTTCACTATACATATTATTACTCCTTATTATTTTCTACGTTTAGCCCATTTTATTTGAAGATGTTTAATATAACTCATCGTCTCTTTGTTAGGCTTTTCTGCAACGGCATCTTTAAAATTAGGATAATTATCAAACCGTTCTTTATACTTATGATTAGCCCAGTTTTCTTTATAACCTTTGATCACAGTATATCCGAGTAGTTGTTGATAAAACTCTTTCCTAAAATTCTCACCGTATTTCTCTTTTCTTTCTACTTTCTTTGTCTTTTTATTTACTAAACCTAATTCAGCATCTATAAACTCGACATAAGAACTTTTTATTACATGAACCTTTCCGCAACTTGGACAAACGTTATGACCGCTGAATGTTCTAAAACATCCTTCGCAAATTATTAAACGTTCTTCTCGTTCTTTAGGTTCAACTCTTTCATTTTCTTTTACTTTTCCAACAGATAATATCCAGTTGTGATCGTCTGTTGCTAATCCATTTGTATATACAGCACCAGAATGATCTATAACTATTGCTTTATCTTTTGACGGATGTGGACGCAGCACTCTTCCTACCATTTGAATATATAATCCTAAAGATCTTGTTGGTCTTGCTAATACACAAACTTGAGCTTTTGGTGCATCAAATCCTTCAGTAAGTACCATGCAATTACATATTACTGTTATTTTACCAGAATCAAAATCTTCAAGTATTTTTACTCTTTCTTTTGTTGGTGTTTGTCCATCTAAATGAGCAGCTTTAATTCCATTATCTACAAAAGCTTCAGTAAGATTTCTACTGTGTTTCACACCTGAAGCAAATACCAAAGTTCTTTTATCTTCCGCTAAATGCTTCCAAGTTCTTATAACGTCTCCAACTAGTTTCGGTAAATCCATACGTCTACTTAATTCTTTAGCATTATAATCACCTGCTACTAATCCTATACCTTTAAGATCTGGAATACTTGGTGAATAATATATAGCTTCTATTAAACTTCCCATTTTTGTAAGAGTTTTAATTCCTGGTGCTTTAACCATTTTAGAATACATAGAGCCTAATCCCATTCCATCAGATCTAACTGGTGTAGCTGTTAATCCTACAATTAAACTTTTACTATATAAATTTATTAATTTTCGATATGTATTACTCATTGATCTATGAGCTTCATCAATAACTATTAAATCTGCTTTAGGTAATTCCATTTTCTTTTTTGTTATTGCTCTAGCACGTAGAGTATCTATTGAAGCTATTTGTACTGAAGCAAATTCATTTTCTTTTTTATGATTAGCCATAATAACTCCATGTCTTACTCCGAAGTCATTTAACTTATCTGATGTTTGTATAATTAATTCACGTCTATGAGCTAAGAATAATACTTTTTTATCTTTATCTACAAATGCTTTTACTAATGCTGAAGCCATAACAGTTTTACCTGAACCTGTAGCAGCTTGTAATATTATTCTTCTATGTCCTGCTCTTTCAACTTTAATTAATTTGTTTAAAACATCTTTTTGATATTGTCTAAGTTTCATTCTGTATACCATTGAAATAATATACATAATAAAAACCCTGTCATTAATATTATTTTTATTATCATCTTATACTCCTTATTATTTATAACATCTATCGAGGACACTGGATGGGCCAATGTCCTCTGTAGATATTACTGTTTTTAGAACATTATATCTTCGTCATCATCACTAACTGCTTCAAGTGGTTTTTCTGATTTTTCAGAGAAAGTAAATTCAACACTGTCGCTTTGTGCTCCAGAGTATTCATTTAAATCTACAACTTGAACAGCAATTAATTCAGCTGACTTTCCTTTTTGACCTTGAAACTCCCATTCGCGGACTGAATATTGTACATTACATACAGAATCATTACCAATAATAAGTGGATCCATTGAGTCACCAAACTTATCAACTACCATAGGTGGTTTCTTTGGGTCTCCAGAATTGCGCCATACACAGTCTTTCTTAAGTTTAATGAACGTAAGTCCATCTTTATCTTTAACTGCTGGTTTAACTCCAGAATCTTCCCAGGATTTAGCTTGTTCAGGTGAAAGCAAACAGTCAATAGACCATTCTTTTTCATCTGACATATACTTAGTTCCTGCGTTGTCGCCTAGTTTAGGCCATAGTACTTTAGTGTTTTCTAATATCACTTTTATTACTCCTTAATTGTTAAACATATTTTTATCACTATTTTGACCTGGAACATCACCGTCCATATAAGCTATAAAGAAAGTGGTGTAGTTTATCAGGTCCACACAAGAGTCCTGAACGGACTCAAAGTTCGTACTGTCACGAGTTTCCATTTGCTCCATAACAGATTTAATTCTTAACATTTTTGCCCACATAATATCATATATAGACTGTACACCTCTAGGATAATAATCAGCTTGAGTCACTGATGATTTTCCAGTATAGTCTTGGGCTTTCTTTTCCATTACTTCTTGACAATGTGTCAAGGCTTCTATTGATGTCATATTATTACTCCTTATTATTAAATTAAAGTTTGATTAATTTCATCTAGTTTAATCATTTTCAAGATACTATCTGTATCTTTTTCATATATATGTAAACTGTCCGCACTAAATGTTAATGTACCTATTCTTAATTTCGGATAAGTACGACCTAGGTCCCATTGCATCTTTTCCATTAAATACGAAAACCAAGGTAAGTCATATACAGGACCAGTGAATAAATCTGCTGATCTCATCCTTACTGTTGAATGTAATTTATCTTCTCGTATATGGAAGTTTTGATACATAGTACATACAAAATCCTTTGGATTTAGTTTTGCGTGTTTTGCTTTATTATATCTACATATAGCTTGTCTACTATCTTTATCTTCTTTTATTGTTCTTAAAGCAAAGTAATACGGTGTAGTATTAAATTCACTATGATCTTTCAATGTTATATGTCCATAGTTAGAATTTATTTTACCATCATCATTAGCTATAGTTTTCCAAAACTTACTTGGTGCACCATCTGCTTTTGTATCACCGTTTAAATACCAATCCAATTCTTTTCTAGTATAGTGTTTTATAATTCTATTCCTATCTATATCATTAGTTATAATAGGATCACTGTTTGGATTGTCTATTGTTATTTGTACATTTAGTTTTTCTCTTACTGGCATACCTCTTGGTTTTACTTTATAATCATAATGGTTATAAACAAGCCATAATAATTGAGAGTATGCATCAGATATATTTTTTGCATTATTAACGAACATATCGCCTCCTTATTATTTATCTCTTATATAATCACCTACTTCATTTAAGTGTCCTGTACGGTCCTTTATCTCATCATAAGCGGATAAAATACAATCGTATAATCTTATCTTTTGTAGGGCACATTGCATAGTTAATGTTACTATTATATCACCTATAGCATCTATAATTTCTTCTTTATCATTTCTATTAACTGCTTCTAATAATTCATGGCATTCCTCAAGAGTTTTAATAGCTTGAGTTATAGGTTTACCATTTTTAGTTATCTTTCTTTCATCACCCCATTTAGTTATTAGATCAATTATCTCATCTATCCAATAATCATTATTAGTATAAGTATTATATTTAGTATACGTTACACCATCAAATGGTACAAAAGTATCTTGTTTACTATCGTATCTAGAACTAACAGCTTTATTTAAACTATGTCCACAAAATGGACAATGAGTTGCTGGTTGATCTAATTCAATAGATTCAGTAGCGAAACCCATTTCATCTTTAACCATAACTTCAAATGGTTCACTTTCACATTTTTGACATCTCATTTTTACTCCTTATTATTCCATATCTTTTTCGGATCCATGTAGTATCCGCCAAAGTTGGATTCTTTTAATTGTTTAATTATATTTTCAGCAGGCCATAAAGCATATTTTTCAATATTAACACTATCACCAACTTCTAATAATTTACTTTGATCGCGGTCTGTTTTAATAAATAGAAAATGAGTTAATTCACCTTCTTTTATATTACGAGTCCACCATTTCTTTTTATTTCCACTCTTACCACCAACATTAAACCATTTGTTATTAACTTCTTTAATGTCAACAAACATATCTTGAAACCTAAAGTCATTCTTTATACTTTCTGTTTCATCTACAAGTCTTAATGATGATAAATACCATTCTAATAATTGAGCATCTAATTGAATTTCAGCTTTAGAATAACCTAAATCCCATTGTTCTTTTCTATGTTTAATAAAACTTTCTCTAACAGGTATTTCTTTAAAATTATCCATTATATTACAGAGTTCAGCACTCATAATAACTCCTTATTTTTAGTTAAAATTATCTCAACCGGCTCTATAAGGGAGTGGTCGAATTAGCAGAAGAAATAATCTGAATCTATTAATTCTAGTAAGTTGAGTTTCCCTTTCTTCGGTTCAGGTTCTACAAATAGAGGATCATTATTTATAATTTGTCCTCTCATATCTTTAAATATATTCTTATCATATATATCTATAAATGTTTCTTTTGTTATATGTAATAACTCAGGTACGTTTTCAGCGTGTACACTAAAACTATCGTGTATTGCACCAAATGATAAGATACCTGCTTTTTGTAATTCAATTATGACTAACGACATGTGAGCTGCATCCATTGAATGTACATAATTCGGACTGATTCCTGAAATCATTTCATGCATTGCAGGACGTTCAGTTTGTTCGTGTACTACTACTTGTATTCTTCCTTGTGTAAATGGTAGTTCTATCTTCTTTTTGTTCATAATCCACTTCTCAGACACACATGGGAACCCGCTAGGACTTACCCAGCATACTGTATCTTCATTTTGTACACCTACCCTATGCTTGACTAAGGCTTGTAAGTAATTTTTAATAGAAACAGGACCAGAACAAATTGCATTATAAGTGTGCACAAGATCTTTTGATAGCTTTTTCGCTATTGTTTTTGTGATTCCGTATTTTGTTGTCATACCAGCGTCATAGCAATCCATGTAAATAATATCAGCTATACATTTCACTCCAGCATCATAAGCTTTAGTCATAGTTCCTCTTTTACTAATACCTTTTCGTATTAATTTCATAGGTATTTCTGCTAATATTTTACCTAAATCAGTACCAATATTTCTATTAAGAATTCCTTTAGCTACTACTATATAAAAGTCTATTGGTTTTTCTTGTGGAATTAATCCAACCATTCTACCAGCTATTTCATCTTTTGACATCGCAGCTAGATGTTGAGTTCCATTAGAAGATCCATCAATAGCAATTGGTAGATTTGAATAATGCTCTTCACCTGATAATACTGAACCATGATAAGCACATATTTCAAAACATATTGATAAGAAAACCCAAGGTTTTTCAGCTGCCATCCAAATATCTTTAGTACCTATAGGATCTTCTGCTATATTCCAAAATAATTCAGTGTTTTGTTCTGACCATTCTTGTCGATCTTCTAATGACATTTTATCTACTGAAAGATCTGGTATTCCATCAGTAACAAGGTCCGTTATATAGTTCGTTTTAGTCCATTCTAATTCAGTTAATTCTGCTACTGTATAGGACTGATTATAACTATTTGCAGCATGTATTAATAAATATTTAAATCCTTTTTCAGTTACTAGTTGTTTCTCAGCAAATTGTAAATGTCCTCTTGCTAGGTCATTAGATTGATAAGAAAAGTATGGATCTCTAGCATATACTCTTCCTCTAAAGTCAAGAAACATAGATAAGTAAAATGTGTAAGATGCCCAACCGTTTATTCCATGTATGCTATTTAATATTGCATGGTTTCTTGCAGCTTTTGATTGTGTCGCTAAGCATAGTTGTTTTGCTGTCCACATTAAATTGTGTTTGTCAAATAATTTACTAAGTTTAGCTATGCTTTTCTTACACTTTTGCATTGCTTTTCCATCTATTTTCAGGTTATTCTTGCGCTTCTCTTCTTTACTTAATTGAGCTTCAATTGTTTTAACTGTTGTAGCATTTCCTTTGTGAGGTTCGAATAGTGATCCATCTTTATAAAGATTAACGTCTTTATATATTTCATTTATATTTTCTCTTCTAATATCTTTTGTATCAAATTCAATTTCATCACCATTTTCTGTTTTTAGTTTTATTATTGTTTCAGTTAATTTGTTTGTTAATTGTTCACTCACTTTCGCAACACTAGCATTTACGCACCACTTAACTTTCTCTAATGTATTAACTGCTTTCACATATTCATCGTATCTATCAATTTCTTTTATCGAGCTTTTAATTAGTCGATCTTTAATTCCGTCTACCATTCTTACGTTTTGTTTCCAAGCAGGATATTGGTGTCTCGATATTCCTATTCTTTCTTTGTCATCTAATATTATGTTTCCATATCTATGTCCCATTTCTAAATGATATGGCTGCAGACGCACAGTTCTTTTTTGTCCTCGTTCCATAATTTCTTCTATTGTAAAGAAAGGTTCTCTTGTTAGTATTAAATATTCGTTATCGATAAGTGTGTTCAGTACTAAACAACCAAGTTTCATTTTAATAACTATATTATCGTTTTCTATATTTAAGTGCCTCACGATTATTTCACCAACATTCATATTAGTGTTGGTCAACATAATTTTCCCTTCGTGTCTTTGAAATGTTGATGTAAGATAATTAAACGTTTCTTTAATTATATTCACCATTCGGAAATCATCTCTAAGACAGTTTGCATTTCTTACTTCTTTAATTGCAGAATTATTATTATTTGCACTTCCACTCTGCATGATCTTTTCTTCTATCGACCAAACTATTTCTTGTACATTACTGTTTTCCATAATTTCCTCCATAATCATTATCAACTAAATATTTATTATCATCAATTTCTATTACATATCCTACTTCTAATGCTTTCTTTAGAAGTTGATCTTCATCTAATTCAAAGTTAAAATTAGGTGCTTGATTCATAAATAGCTCATGTTTAGTAAAAATTACTTCTTCAACAATTTGAATTGTTTTAACTTTTCCTGGAATTGTCCAGTTATTATTGCTTTTCATGATACTCTCCTGTCTTTTTAGCTTGTTTTTTCTTATCTGGTATTATTTTTGTATGCCATATTTTACTATGTCTTAAAGCATATTTTAGTTTATTTTTAATCCTGTGTTTCATTCTTTCTCCTTATATCTATTCCAGTCTAATTTATCATTCCAATCTTCACCAGTTTCTTCAGGAATAAATACATAAGCTTTTATTCCTTTCATTTTCATTTTCTTAGCTAGAACGTATGCTGCGGCTTGTCCTGTGAATGATGCGTCATTATCACCATATATCATTACACATTCCACACCATTTGGTGGAATAAAGTTTTCTAAACAATGTGCATTAGTAGACGCGAATGCTGGGTATCCACAATCTAAACTACCCGCGTATGCTGATTCAATTCCTTCTGCTACGCAAATTGTGCTTATACCATTTCCAGAATCACAGTAAGAAGCAAGTACAGATTTTTCTATCCAATCAGTATCTAAACGTATTGATGCTCCAGTTATTGTACCTTTTGGTGGCATAACTTTTCTAGCACTCTTTAGATCTGCTTTCTTACCATCTTTTGTGTATGTGATATGGAATGACACTCCATCTCCTTTAAAGTCTTGTATTAAACTAACCATGCAATCAAATTTACCTTTAGATTTTCCATCTTCAAAGTAATCTAACCTTGCTTGTTTTAATCCATCTGGAATATCTTTAAATCCTCTTGATCTTAAGTAAAGACCAACAGATCCGTTCCATTCTATTGGTTTCAATTGTTTTGCTACATAATTTAGTGCTGGTCGTGGATCTTTCTTTGGTACAACTTCAACTTTTTCAAGTTTACCAAGTCCCACTAGCGGCTCTATATGTTCTACAGCAGTACGGAAATCCCACTTGTATAACTTTTGTACTAGTGTCCAACCATTTCCGTTACCACATCCTCTACATAAATATACTCCATCACCATTTAGATCTGTGAAAGTATATCTATCTTTACCTCCACATAATGGGCAAGGACCATTTTTATTTTGCAGGTATTTATCATCAACACCAAGTGTTTTGAGAATACCGTGCCATCTGCCTTTTACGGCTTCGGTTACATCCATATTATTACTCCTTATTATTTACTATCGTTTGCTGCGCATTTAGTGTCCCAGTGTTTTGCCCAGAAATTTAGGATTTTAGACGATGTTATTCTATCAAGTTCATCATTAACATCAATGTCAATTTCTATTTCTCTTTTTACTGGTTCATTTGGTTTTACTTCGCTTGCATTATTTATTAATTTATAGCTTCCTGTTGGAATACTAGAAATATCTAATAAGTCAAACAACATTAACTGTTCATTCAAACCATCGCAAGTCATTGTTATTTTCATTTGTTACTCCTTATTATAATGTTATATTTCTATACCAAGGCGTTTCTCTCTTTTCCCTAGCATAAGCTTCTTTTTCATTTGATTCAATATCTTCAAAATCAAAACGATCTTCAGTATATTGTTCCAAATGTATTAGCTCATGTCTTAATACTTGATTAAATTCGTCAAGTATATCTTGAGCTTCGATCCAACTGATATTAACACCTTTTTCGTGTGTATGAATATCAATTTCGATTGGTGTACTGATACTCTCTACTTCAAAATAAGGATTAAAAGCTCCACATATAACTATATCGTATTGTTTTATATCATCATTTTGAATTAAATTTACAGTAACTTTATCTGTATCGATTTTGTTTTGAATTATTTTTAAGAGATCTTCATTTGTCATGTTGTTCTCCAAATAATTCCTTTATTACTTCGTTATAGACTTCCTCTTTTGACAATTCTGTATGGTGCCATCTTTTTCGACGACCATATATTGCCTGCACATTGTCTTTTATATATTTCTTAATATCTTTATCAGAGTGTGTTCTTGTTCCTTCGAACATGATCGCAACATCTTCATAAATACTATCAACTATATGAAATACAAAATTCCAATCTTCGCGAGTCAATCCATTAATCGTCCCGCTTTTGTTTTCCATACATTTCTCCTAAAAGATTATGTGTTATTAAGGCTTTGTTACTAACTTCATCGCCTAGTAGAACTGGATATAAGTTTTCATTTAAATATTCATCGACTTCTTCATCGAATTCATATTCTACCGTGTCAAATGGTTCTTCTTCTGGTAGATTAAAAATGTAATAACCTAATGTCCAAGCTTGTTTTAGGAATTCAAGAGCTAAACCTTTCTTTTTAACATCTATGAATCCTGTCTTTTCATCGACTAAGTTTAAATATATTTTTTCTATAGTTTTTAATTCGTCGATCATTTCATCTTTGGCTATACTTCTATAGGTTTCCCATATTCTCTCATAGTCTTCTTCTTTTTTCCAATCACTTGAGTTCATCCAATGTGTACTCATATTACCTCCTTCGTTTTATCCTGGTAAATCTTCTTCTTTATGACCTTGAAAAGCTTTATCAGAATTTTTATAATTAACAATATTACTTAATATTTCTAAAACATCCTCATCTGAACATTTACCTCTTCCTAATTGGTCGACTAAATCTTCTAATGATTCTAATAAGTTAAAATGCTCATATTCTATATCACATTCTAAACATATAGGTGGGATAAGTATTTTACCGTCAGGATCTTCATAAGTTAAAGCATCAGAAGAACCACATTTATTACAAATTACACTCATATTACCTCCTTTTATAGTAGTTTTTCCCATTGATATTCATCTGTAGAAGTTTGGTATACTTTTTCAGGTCTTTTGTATTGCTCGTCATTACCCATTTCATACCGTTCGGCTTCACGGTTTGTTTTATATTCTAAAGCAGAGTCTTCGTCTTCTCTTATTCTTTTGTAATGTTCTTCATCTGTTATTACATATAGAATTTGCCATTTTATCCACCAACTATATACTTCATTTAAATTATATGGTAGTTTATAATAGTCTTGAGTCGAATGCCAAGCTTCAACTAAAAAACTTGTTTTTTCTTTACTCATTTTATTTTCACCTCCCTTATTATTATTTTAGATATATCATGTACTTCATTCCATCCAATATTTAAAGTTGGATGTCTATGCATTCTTACATGATCCATAGACAGAATATCAGCTATGATTTCTCTATTTAATGGTTTTAATTCCAGTGAATATAATTCAGCTTTACTATCTGGTGTCGCATATTTTATTATTTCTAAAGCTTTTACAGCTTTGTCTTTGCGTCCATAATATTTGCTGAATATTAATTCATCTGTAATTTCATGCCAATAATGTTTATTTGTTATTTCATATACTATCATTATTACTCCTTATATATACATGTGCCATAAGTATGGTAAATATCCAATACATAATCCTACCACAAAACCTTTGAATTGTTCTGCGTATTTCGGATTTTTATAATGTTCATATTTAATCATATTATCCTCCTATGCTCTAAAGTAATAACCATCTTCTTCAAAATAGTCATACATAAGTTCATGAGCAGCAGATTCCCAATCTATGCAATTCATCGGCCAATCCTCTCCACCTTCATCAAATCCAAGTGTTTCAGATGCCATTTCTCTTGCAAAGTCTTCATCATCATCATAATAACCTATATAACTTTCTTCTATATCACATAATTCCATATAGTTTTCTAAGGCAGCATTAACAGCTGCAATAGGTATGTGCTCATTATCTCTTAAGAATTCGATATATTCAAATATCTCATCCATTTCCATTGCTTCATCACTTTCTACACCATCAGGCCAATCTTGAAAATCTTGAAACATAAATTCAGGATCGTCTTCATCTTCGTGTATTTGCATACAACGTTCTAAGAAATCTTGTTCATTACCATAGTCAGCTATCGTTACCCACTCACCATGTAGATCACCTTCGGCATATTTCTTATAAGTTCCAACATATACTTTTATTTCTTCTATTGCTTTTTCACGTTCTGTTTGTTCAGTATATTTTTGAAACGCTCTTAGTTCTTCTGTTGTCATTGCCATTTTTCACCTTCCTTATTTTTATTTGTTGATTTTAATTTGCTAAGCTTTCTTTGGAGCTTCAAGTTCTTAGCATATTGCTTCACGGCAATATCGTGCGCCGCTTTTTGTACTTTTTCTGATTTATTCATATTATTTCCTTATGATTATATTTCTTTTATCCAACCTACGCATAGTTGCGCGTCTTCTGGTTCACATACCAGAGGATCTGCACTATTTTGTAGGACCCTTTGCTCGTTAAACTTTTCTTCTAACGAGCTGCATCCAGTTATTAATGTGACTAATAACTGTAATACTATTATTAAAGCTATAGTTTTCATCTAGTGTAACTCCTTATTGTATCTGAATCAAGTTCTATTTGATCTAACAAATCTTGTATTTCATCTTGATTCATTTCTTGTAGTTCTTTGATCTTATCCATGTGTTTCTTGATTCTTACCTTAGCATTAAATAACCATGTGTTATGACTATCTTCTGCATAATACACATCGAAATATTCAGCGTGTTTATGTGGTAAGTATTGATCATAGTATCTACGATTATGTCCATCAGCTAGAGCGTGTTTAACTCTTGGACCACGTGGCATGAGACGAACTCTCATAAGTGAATTCCAATTACCTAATTCCCAGTTACGTTTTAAAGCGAATTTTCTGGCATGAGCATTATGCTTAGCAGCTTTCTTCTTTAAATCCAAAACTAATGGATGTTTCTTGTGACTAACGGTAAAACGATACATTAGAGAACCTCTTTTTTCGTGGTTCATTTTGATTTCGTTATCACCTAGATAATTAGTGTCGTTTGATAATCTCAAGACACTAGTGTGTTTTGCTTTTTTCACGTTATACTCCTTATATTATTATTATATTTTACCACGGATAGACTCTTGCAGAGCCAGCATCGTGCCATTCAATAATGCAATTATTATTATCTGCAATATTTTCAAGTTCTGAATGAATCCAAGGACAGCCATTACAACTGCCATAACCCTCGTATTCTCCGTAGTAGTTTAACCACTTGTAGCTGTGTGGTTCTTCAGCACTTATACCAAATGAAGTCGCACGACCTTTTTCGTCTTCTTCATATGATCCGTCAGAGTAGGTTTCAAATATAGGTACATTACCTATACTTTTGCCTTCAATATCTTCAACATATAATTTCTTCATTTGATTTAGTGCAGTTCTTAAATTTCTTTTCATTTTCATTTTATTACTCCTTTGTTTTATGTAATGGATCTTTTTCAAGTTCGATTTTTATTCTTTCTAATCGATCTTTTAATAATGGATTTACATACTTTAAATCGACTTCTGGCATCCAATATTCCCATAATGCTAACATGATATCGCCAAATGGTCCATTTTCCCAACGATCAAACATGTTTATGTTGTTTAAACGGTCTATCGGACTACATCTGCGGAAACATTGTTTTGCTATTCTTTCGATTTCAGTATATATTTCCTTATTCGTACATTCACCAGATTCAATCATAGCAACAATAATCTCAGCAGTTGAATCTTTTGCAAGATTAATAACTACTTGAGTTTTTTGATACGTATTATTGTTGTATAAGTGTATTAGTTGCTCAATATCATCGTTATCCAATTCATATAAATGATCTGGATTAGATCTATTTAGCAGTTTTTGTACGCTTTCTCTTAGCTTTATATCGCCGTGCGACATTGCTCTTTTTAACTTTGACATAGCTTTTACCTCCAAAGTATTGTTGAACATCTACCCATAATGGGTAGTTCCCATCTTTATCTTTATCAAACTTGGTATATGTTACACCATTTTTAGTTTGATATGTGATAAAAATTCCTTTTTCTTTGAGTTTACTAGCAACCCAACTTAGTCGTCTTAAGGTCGACCATTTCTTTTTAGTCTTTTTCATATTATCTCCATCCTAGTTTCTTTTCAAGATATTGCACGTTGTTTTTTAATTGGAAGTTATCTTCATTCATCATATGATTTTCATTTTGTAATCGAAATATTGTCGCTTCCATTTCTAAACTGTCTTGCATTAATTTATCATATCGCTCTGCCCATGCTTCTAGTGATTCATTGTCTTCTATATCTTTTTCAATTTCAGTTTTTTGTTTTTGAACTTTATCTTTTATATATTGTTCTTTAACTTTTTCTAATATTTCAGAATTATCTACTATATCACATGCTTTTGTATATTCATTTATACTCATATTATACTCCTTATTCTAAGTTTTTCTTGACTTGTTCGTCAAATTGTTGGAATGAATGACAGTTACAGTATCTTTCTTGGTGTATTGCAGCTACCAATTCAAGATTTGGATGTATTAAACTGTCACATTTTTTACAGCGCTCACCTTCAGCCGCTATAATGTTTTTAATGTATGTTTGGTACATTAATTTTTTTGTTGCTAATAACATTTTGTTTCTCCTTTTCAAAAATTAAAATTACATTTGTAAAACTACATTTGCGAAGCTACATTTGCGAAACTACATTTGTCGCACTGACCTTAACGAACTCTATCGTCTACAGTGGCTTGGCTTATCTACCTACCATGCCCTGATTTCGGTTTTAAGTCCTGTTTAAAATAACCTCTCTTACATTTCAATCTATATATTTTCTTGAAGATAGTACTCCTTATATAGATGGTTAAGATCTCTTTCTTTTATGTCTCGAAATCTTTAAGACTTTTCATTTCATAGGCATCTCCTTATATTTATGAAATTATTGTGTTACTTCTTTAAGTGATACAGCAAGCTTTTCAATACAATCAAGTTCATGAATACCTTCTTGAATTACATTGAGCAAAATATGGTGTTTCAATTCTGCTGTTGTTGTAACATCAGGTGGTATTCTAACACAAAACATTTGATCTTTATTTGTTTCAGCTATTTCTATCGCTTTTTCTGGAATTATCTTATTGTGACCAACTAACCAAGCTACCTGGTCTTTTTCAGTTAATTCCGCAGTCCAGTCTTTTGGACTATCTCTTATAATCATGATCTTTCTCCTATCATGAGTGATTCTTACTAATCAGTGTTAATAATTCTTAACTGATCGTAAGCTAGAAAAGCAATGAGAGCAACTGACGCTGCTCCCATCACTATAAGCAATATCACCAGCATTAAGCTTGTGTTTCTTCTGGTAATATTTCGACGACTTTGTAAGCGTTCACAAAGACATCTGTTTTCCAAGAACCGTCGACATTTTTCTCTGTCTTCTCGATTCTTGCTTCTACAGATACTTTCGTACCCTTCTTAAGTCCTTCGATCGCTTTGCGAGCGGTATTCGCGAACACAGTCACGAACCACCATGTGGGTTCTCTTTTAACCCAAGACTTTGTAGTCTCATCATAGTAGTCGTTTGATTCAGCGATACGGAGCTTTCCAAACTCCTTACCGTTTTTCGCTTTACCCATTTCTGAGTCTTGGCCTAAATGACCAACAAACGTTAACTTTGCCATAATAATTCTCCTTATAATGACAGTTTATGCCCGAATAGCCCATCTATTCGGATCGGTTTAAGGATCGACGATCCTTATGTGAGCACACTCACACTAAACTGGAATGTACTCAGATAAAGAAAGTGAGCAGTTTTAACACATGTGACCACGCTCAGGATAACGTGTCTGCTCAGGTGCGGAGAGTTTATTTAAGTGTATCCTGGATGACCTTTTTCTTTCATTCTTTTAACATGGTCATCATGTAGATCACTTCTATTACTACAGTCTACACTATTGTGATCAGTATATTCTATACATAATGCAGTTAAATGTTTCTTTAATCTCCATTTGCTTAAAGGTATAAAATCATCTAATCTATCTTCTAAATCATCTATTTTATATTCAAGATGTTGTATTTTCTTCATTAGTTCTTTTGTTGACATATATTACTCCTTATAATTAAAAAATGCGGCCTTTTTACTTGGATACCGCAGCAAGGTCGACCTTAGATCTCGTTGTATCGCTCTTTCCAGCGTACGAATTCTTCATAGAGTTCTGGATCATCGAATTTTAGCTCTATGATTGGAGCTTCTAATTCGTTGAGCGACATTTGTCGCATCTCAAATGATCCTTCAGCTCCCATGAATTCTTCATAGAGAACGAGATCGTTTCTGGCTTTCGCCATTTTCTCAACCATGATAACCTCCTTTAGTTATTATAGTTTATTAGAAATATGATTAGAAATATTAAAGAGACTGCTAAAATCTTCCACAATCTCTTCATTTCTGAATCCCAAGCAAATGTTCTTTCGATCCATTTGTTCTTCATTATATCTCCTTATATTTAATCTCAGCTTCATTACTAAGATTCGATCAAGTGATCGGCAATAGGACCTCTTTCGAAGCCCTATTAACTGTCACTTATATTTGTCATTGATGCGATCGTTCATGTCCATGAAGAACGGAACGAATACACAACATAATCCAATGATACCAAATACAAATATCATTAGATGAATCGCGAAATGTTCTAACATAATAGTCTCCTATGATTTAGAAGGTATAGGCTCGATAAGATCTTTCACTTCTATCAAGTGTCTTACAACATCTCGAGCGTCTAGATACTTTAAAGTATCATCAGTAATATGAGTATCGTAAGTAATATCACCTTTCTGATCTAGCACTGCCATCTCGAAATAGCGAACATCTTTACTGATACTGTATTCATCGGGTTTTCTATATACATTGTACATAGTGTTCACGACGCTGGCTCCATAACCATTAGGGAATTTATATATCGTCACAAATCCATAAGAATTCTCCCTTTCTTTCACGATATATTGGTCGAAATCTGACATAATAATCTCCTTATAATGTCGTTAAAAAGATCATAGATTCGACCACTCCCTTATAGAGAAGAAATATAAGGTAAGACTGAATGAATCTGAATCTATGATATTCCCTTGGGCAAGGAATTAGATAATCCCTATATGCCCAAAGCAATTATAGACAGCCCCATTTCTTGAGCTGTGATTTACTAAAATCTCCATACTGTTGCAGATTTTTAAGATCTTCTGCTTCTTCTTGGAGTCTTTCTTTGTGTTCAGCATTAGCTTTATCACAAAGATCCTTTAGTTCTATCTGACGATCTTTTTCAGATAATTTAGAGAATTCGTTTCTTGAGAATTCTCCAGGTCTTGAACCAAATACATCTTTAAAAGCATCACTAAAGAATTGTAGATCAGCTTCTAAAGGTGTGTAATCTTGCCACGGATCTCTACGTTTTACTGACATAATACTCTCCTTTATAATTAAGGATCACATGGTTTAAAGTCTCGTGATCTAAAAAGACTATGTTAATAAACTGTAAGATCACAGTGTATTAAGATAATCTTTGGGTAAGACAAAGCGTGCAATCACAGTGTCACCTTGTGGTCAACATGTGGTATCTACAAAGTAATTACACGCATATATCTCTTATCTCTTATCTCTTCCAGGCTCCGATCGTGTTGAGGCCTATAGACTCAAGATCGTCCGCAGAGAATACATCCTCTGGAGAGACCGTAACAGTCTTAATGTAAGAGAAGTGGTTATCCCTAAGATCTACTTGCACTTCGGCTTGTAATGCATCATTAAACCAGATGTGAGTGTGATCACCCAGAATAGAGTGAGTCCACTTAGTAGAGTTATGGACGTACGATACTACATTCTTAATGGCTTGCTTGCTAAGGCTAGCGATGTAGTGACTACGATCTGTTGGATTTAGATCGTTTAGTTTTTTGATCATTGATTGATCGGGATTTAATTTGTATTTCATTTGATATCTCCTTTATTATTATAAAAGTGCATAGTAAATAATGCACATGAGCTCTTGATCTTGATCTCTTATCTCTGATCTCTTGATCTGAAGCTCGGGGGCACTTGATCTTATGCTCGTAGGCTCTTTATATAGATTTAACCCACAGGTGATAAACATATGAAAAATGAGAAAACACCATTGGATGGTGAGGAATTTATGGAATCAGTATATAAAAAAGAATTGGGTCCTGATTTTGCTACAGTGGAAAGCGGAGTCGCAATTGGGGAAATAGATTGGACGAAGGATTCAGAATATATACGATTATTTGGAGATAATAGGCCGCCTCCACTGCCGCCTATGTCTCCATTCGAACATTTAAAAAAATTTAAAAATCAATTAAAGAAAGAATTATTTCCCAAAGGAATTTTACCAAAGTAAAAAATTATTTAGAAAACGTACAGAGCTCTCAACAGAGCCCATTCGTATCGACAGGATCGCTACGTAAGAACATACAGGGAAAGCAGCAGCCTCGGGGTTGCTACAGTTCTGTATGTTTTTTAAATCATTTAATATAGGAGGAAGTATGCCATTTAAGAAAGGCGAACCTCAACATCCTAACGCTATGGCTCAACATTGGAAGAAAGGGGAGTCCGGGAATCCTAATGGAAAACCTGTTGGCTCAAAAAATAAATTAACCCTGACGAAGGAAGCTTTTAGTAGGGGTGAAGGTTTGAGTCCCGCCGATATGCTGGTGGAGATTGCAAGGAGGAACTTTGCACAACAGACGACTGCAGGTGATAGTTTAGCGATGAAAGCGATTATCGAGGCGAATAAGTTTATTGAGCCTACTGCGGATATAGAAAGTATTAAAGAGAATGTTAAAGATGTATCTACAGAAGAGTTGCAGGCAAGAGTATTAAAACTTGTGAGCAATAAGTAGGAGACGCTATGCCAAGCGAAGATGAGTTGTTGGAAGCAGTTGAAGAGCTTGAGAAAAGAAAGCAATGGGAGATTTGGAAAAATGATCCTGAAGCTTTTATTAATGAATGTTTATATATTTATCCTAAAGATGCAGCGCTGGGTAAAATAAAACTTAAGATCAATTCAGCGCAAAAGATTGTTGTCGATGAGTTTAATCGGCAGATGAATAAATATGGTCGTGTTCGAATGATCATATCTAAATACCGCCAAGCTGGGTTCAGTACGATAAGTTCTGCCTTGATATTTCACAGAGCTTTATTCTACCAATCCACGAGGGCGGTTATTATATCTTTAGATAAACCCACGACGGAAAGTATTTTTAGTATGTCTAAAACTTTCTACGAGGATTTGCCAAAGGATATACAACCCGAGTTAAGTGCATCGAATAAAAGGGAAATGAAATTTGTAGACAACGGGTCGATGTACCGTTGTTTTACTGCAGGCGCAGATAACCCCGGAAGAGGGACAACTAACACTGCCTTGCTATGTGACGAAACTGCTTTCTTCCAGAGTGCAGAGAAGGTTATGGCTGGACTATTCCAGTCTATTTCACTCTCTCCTGGAACGATAATCATTATCAATTCTACGTCTAACGGGGCGCAGGGGGTGTATTATGATCTATGGCATAAAGCAGAACAAAAATTAGGGAATTTTACATCGTTGTTCGTACCTTGGTATATCCAGGACGAATACAGAATTGCAGTACCAGATGGTATTGTATTAACATCTGAAGAGGAGAAACTTAAAGAAGAGTGGAACCTAGATGATGAACAGATTTATTGGAGACGAATAAAAATAGCAGAAACATCTTCTATTTTATTCAAACAGGAATACCCGTTTACCGCACAGGAAAGCTTTATACAATCAGGATCTAATGTATTTGATGTTGAAGTAATCAACCAGTATATGCCTTCACCACCTGAATCTATAAGAAGATTTAATAAGGAATATGCTAGCTTTGACGAGAATGTCGAAGGAGAGTTGCAAGTATGGGAACCGCCGAAAAGAGAAAGTAAATATCTCATCGGCGCGGACGTCGCCGGTGGGGTCGGCGGGGATTATTCTGCGGCAGTTGTGATGGATAGCAATAGAAATATTGTCGCGTTGTACAGAAATAACAGGATTGATCCTGTATTTTTTGGACATGTATTATTTTATTTAGGCAGATGGTATAACAATTGTTTACTAGCTCCTGAATCTAATTCTATTGGATTGGCTACGATACAACAGTTACATTCAATGAATTATCCGAATCTATATCAACAGAGAAAAACAGCTAATGTTAATTTAGGCCATGATATAAATTCATATGGATTTAAAACTACGGTAAGTACTAAGGTACCTATCATATCTAATTTACAGGCTATGATTAAGGATTATGATATAAGTATTCCTTCAAGTCTTATTTTAAGTGAATTAAAGAATTATATATTAGTAGGTGAAAACAATAGGATGCAAGCCGCTGCAGGTCATCATGATGATACTGTTATGGCTACTGCTATTACTTGTGAAGCTTATAGAACACATGGTAATTCTTTAACAAATAGAAAGTTCTCCTTTGGAGAAATGAATCAACATACATATACAGATGATACTAATTGGCTGTAACTGAGAGAGGGAGTATGGAAATAAAAAAAGTAACTGATGAAGAACTGATTGCTCAGATTGATTCAAAAGTTCGTAATAGTATTGGAGGTCTGACGGGCGCTGGTGATTTGTCCGCTAGAAGAGAGAATGCTACGTATGAATTTAATATGTCGCCGTTGGGTGATTTAAAACCTCAAGGAGTCAGTAAGATAGTATCTTCTGACACGACTGAAATCATTGAGAGTTATACCGCTCTTACTACTAAGTTATTACTTGACAACAATAAACTAGCAAACTTCGTACCTAGAAGTACTAAACCACGTGATATTCATCAAGCTAAAGTAGCTTCGGATGTAGTTAATTATTGTATCTTTAATAAGAATGATGGTTGGAAGACAATAAACACTTGGGTTAAATCTGCTTATTTATACGGCAATGGAACACTAAGTTGGTCTTGGGTAGAAGACTCTGAATATGAAATGGAAGAGTACGATCAAATTCCTGAAACAGTATTAGATGAATTACTTGCTGATCCGTTAGTAGAGATTGTAGGTGATTTAGAAGTTGCAGAGAATTATGATCCTAACCAACAAGAGCAAGTATATCAGAACGTAAGGCTTCGTAGGACAATTGATAAATCAAAAGTAGTTATTGAAGCTATTCCACCTGAGGCATTTCTAATTAATAAAGATGCTAAGGGAATTCAAGACGCCACGTTTGTAGCTAAAGTTGTAGAACTTAGTTATTCAGAGATTCGTCAAATGTTCCCTGACTTCCATAAAGATTTGTCAGAGATAGGTGAGAATTCTGAAGTTGGTCGAGGTATGTCTTGGTCGCAAGAAATATCATCTAGGAAGTCTTCTGCCGGAATAGACAATTGGTTAGCTAACGAGACTTTAGATGATTCTGACGAAGCTAATACTATAATAGAAGTCATAGAATGTTGGATTAGATCTGACAGAGATGGTGATGGTGTAGCAGAATTAAAACATGTAATTAAAGCTGGTGAAGATATTCTACAAGAAGATGATGTATCTTATATTCCTGTAGCTGATTTAAATCCAGTAGAGATTCCTCATGAGTATCATGGTTTATCTTTAGCTGATATGGTTCGTCCTCAAATGCAGGCAACTACAGCTATATTAAGAGGTTTTGTAGAAAATGTATACTTTGGAAATTATGGCAGAACACTTGCTGATCCAAATGTAGTAGACTTTTCAGCATTACAAAATCCAGTACCTAAACAAGTTATTGCTACTAATGGTCCTGCTGTTAATTCAGTTCAACAAATAGGACCTGAGCCTATATCTTCTGGAACACAAGGCATGTTAGAATATCTACAGTTGCAGAAAGAACAATCAACAGGTTTAACTAAAGCCGCTATGGGATTAAATGATGCTTTATATGTATCAGGAAACTCAGAAGCAAAATTAGCACAAACACAAAATGCTGCTCAAATACGTATTGAGCATATAGCAAGAAGATTTATGGAAACTGGATTTAAAGATCTATGCCGTGGATTATTAAAAGAAATGAAGCAGAATATTAAAGAAGATATGATGTATAAGACTGATAAAGGTTATGCCTCAATATCTCCTGCAGATCTGCAAATGATTCCTTCTAATTTAGACTTAGATATTCAAGCTAATTTAGGGGAGAACTCCAATCTTAATATGCAGCATAAGTTACAGCAAATAGGTGAATTGATTCCTTTAATGGCTCAAGATCCTACTGCTAGAAAGTATATATCTAAAGATGCTGCTTTTAATTTAGGTGTTAAGATGGTTAATTCTATGGGATTAGATCCACTTGATTACTTCGTAGATCCAGATGATCCACAAGTAATGAAGGAAATAGAAGCAAGAGAACAAGAAAGAAAACAGCAAGAACAGCAACAAGCCCAAGCTGTGCAAGATCAAAATGCTGCTAATACTAGTCTTATTAAAGCTGAAATAGATAATAAGAAGATAGATAATAAACGTCAATTACTTGAAGCGGAAGATGAAAGTAATAGAAACTGGGCTGAGATTAAAATTAAAGCTGAGGGAACTGAAGGTGCTTCATTGCCTACAAAAATCCCTGTAAATTTCCAAGGTCTATATCAAGACACAGAGGAGAGTGAGAAACAAGCTGCACTGCAGCAACAACAGCAACAACAACAAATGCAGCAAATGCAGCAAATGCAAGGAGGAATGCAAAATGGGTGAGATATGGTTTTATGATCATTCTGCTTTAACTTATATTAAACCATCAGCTTTTACAGTTGATGCTAATAATAGGTTAACTGGCAATGTTACTAAAATGGATGGAACAACAAATGTTGCGGTAGCAGCAGGAGATTTATTAGTTTCTTTTGATAACATGGATGGAGTGACTGGTACTACTACAGTAGCAGGTGCATTAGTTCACACTACATTAGTTTCAAAAGCATAATCATGGGAGATTGATGAGAGATGAGTGATTATAAAAGACATAAAGAACACGTGTCTGTAGGTGGTAAACCTAAAAAGGTCACACCTTATGATGATAGTCAACGTGTTCTACAAAAAGGATGGCAATGTGAAGAACTAAAAGACACAATGACATTTGTATATGAAGACTTAATGAATGATTTATTTAAAGCTTGGATTACAACTAAACATCATGAAACTCAAGCTCGTGAATTTATTTATCATCAAGTAGTTTCATTAGGAGCTGTTCAATCTAATATTGAAAGAGCAGTTACTGCTAAAAACAACAAAACCAAAGAGATGGAAGGAGATGTAGATGGTTAGTTTAGAACAGATAGAAAAAGCTATTGATCAAATAGAACATATGATTGGAGTTATGATTAGTGATATTGCGCTTGGCGCGTCATACACTAGAGTTAATGCAACAGCTTGTTTAGATTTAATAAATTTAAAAAAAGAGTTGTTAATACGAAAGACCGCACTAGAGCCTAAAGTGGTAAAATCAAAGGCAAAGAAATAGAGGTTCTTGAAGAACCCTGATGAGAGATGATATGAGAGTTGTTCAAGACTCTCTTAAACTATAGGAGACTTATTTATGAGTGAAAATTCTACCCAAACGGATGATGCAAACACGAATGAATCTGACTTTGACAACGCGATGGATGATGCGATTGATACTTTATTAGATAGAGCAGTAGAAAGAGGTACTTTATCTGCTATTCCTGAAAATGAAGAGGAAGTTGAATCTACCCAAAACGAAGACGAAGTCACAGAAGAACTTGAAAGCGAAGAGGAAGACCACGCTGAAGAGGACGCTGACGATGTTGATGATGATGAAACTGAGACCGCTACCGATGAAGAGGAATCTGAGGACGATGAAGAATCTACCCAAGATGATGAATCTGAAGAAATAGAGGAAGGTGAACTTGATATGGAGTTTCTTGTACCGGTTAAAATAGACGGACAGGAATCTGAAGTAACTATTGAAGAGTTGATCAAAGGTTATCAGACTAATCAGAGCCAGACTAAAAAAGGTCAAGAACTGGCGGAACAAGCTAAACAGTTAGAGGTTGAGAAAGAGAAATCACAAATTTATCAAAAGATAAGTGATGATTTACTTAAACAACAAGATGATCGCGACTTAACTTTATTGAAAAATAAAAAAGCTGTTATGGACAAAATGGCTAAAGATGGTTTTGTTGAGGGTGTTGATGATGATTTAGCAACACTACAATACAAATATAGATCTTTAGAAGATGAATATAACAAACGTAAAGAAGAGCGCAGTAAAATTACGGATCAAATGATTGAGACTCAAGAAGAAGAGTTTCGTGAAACAATGAAGAAGAATGTTGAAATTTTCCAGAAGGAAATTAAAACATTAATTCCTGATTGGTCTGAAAATATAGCGAAAGATAACTATGCATTTGCAGTTGGAGAAGGGATTCCTGAGGAATTTGTTTCTACAATTACATCTCCTGTTATTGCTAAATTTATAGATGATTATCGTAGATTAAAAACATCTGCTTCTAAAGGTGCTAAGAAAAGAAAGAAGGCACCGATTAAGACAGTATCAGCTAAAAAGCCTGTTTCAAAACAAAATAAATTAAAGAGTAAGAGTGTTGATGCTCGTAAGAGACTTCAGAAAGGTAAAGGAACTGATAAAGATCTAAAAATCCTTAATGATGATATTTATGAAAGTATATTTGACAATTCAGAACTCTTTAATTAGTCAAATAGGAGAATATTTTGGCAACAACGTTTACAACAGCAACGAACGCGGCTAGTAACCGCGAGGATCTTGCGAACTTTATTTCTAATATTGTTCGTGATGATACGCCGTTTATGTCGTCTTGTGGTAGAACAAAAGCTACAGCAATTTTACATGAATGGTCAACCGACGAGTTGCAACCACCAGGCGCTAATAATAACGCTGAAGGTGCGGCCTTCCCAGGCACACCATCTGCTGGTCCGGTTGTAGTCCGTCTAAATAACAAGACGCAAATCTTTACCAAGTCAATCGAAGTTTCAGGTACTATGGAAAATGTATCTAAAGCAGGTCGTAAGTCTGAATTTAAATATCAGTCTGAAAAACGTGGTAAAGAATTAATGCGTGATATCGAGTATGCTTTAACGACCAGTAAGGGAATTAAATCATCTTCTGGTAACCGTATCATGGGTGGATACCAATCTTGGGTGCCGGCAGGTAATACTGTTAATGCCTCAGGTGGTGCAATCACTGATGGTGCTGGTGACGGTTCTAACGTTCCTGCATCTGCAGGTTCTGCAGCCGCTTTTACACTTTCACAAGTAGATGCTACAATGCAAGCTTGTTGGGAGAATGGTGGAAGACCAACTACTCTTATGATGTCACCACGCATTAAGCGTAGTTTCTCAACAGCAGCTCAAGGCCAAGTCCAATATGGAAACGTCCGTCGTAATATCGACGACGATGGTAAGCTTCGTCAATCAGTAGAAATTTATGAAACTGATTTTGGCGCTGTTAAAGTAGTTCCTAATTATATTATGGGACATACTGGTTCAGGTGCCGGCGCAGCAAATGCTGCAGCTGATGATAATATCTTAGTATATGATTCAGCTATGTTTAAGATGGCTACACTTCGTCCGTTACATCACAGAGATATCTCTGAAGATGGTGATAGATTACGTGCGTTAATGGTACATGAAACTACTCTTGAGTGCTTGAATCCAAGTGCTTCAGGTTTAGTTGATAACCTTAGTGGCTAGTAATTAGTCCGTAACCCCGGGTTCAAACTCGGGGTTATTTTAACATAAGGAATATTAATATGAGTGCGATAAAAGCTGGAGTTAAAGAAGGTAGAGGAGTGGCAACTCAAGAGATTTCTGATTATTTAGATTATGCTAAAGATATGAGAAATGTAACACAGAATTTTGATAAAACTACTATGAGAAGTTTTGCTATAATACCAGATATTGTAGCTATTGATATATATACAAAATATGGTATAGATGTACATGCAGATGATTTTATAAAACATCCTGCTACTGTTAATAAACTCAAGCGAATAATAAAACAAGAATATCCGAAGCTACTAACAGGTGGCATTTCAAACAGATTTAAAATTTAGGAGATTTAGATGGCTACTATTAAAGACCAAGTTACTTTACGAACAGGAGTAGCTGACTGGCTAAACAGGTCAGATCTAACTGATTCTCAAATAGATGATTTTATTACTATAGGCGAAGCAAGACTTTATGAAGATCTTAGAGTCCCGCCTTTAGAAGTTGTTCAATCATTTTCAGTAACATCTTCAAATTCTAGTATTATAATTCCTGCTGGACTTATTGAAATTATAGAATTAAAATTAGATGAAACTGATAAAGATGATGATATTGTATTAAGTAGAATTGATTCAAAAACATTTAGTAATCAAAAGGTAGCTCATGCTTATACAAGACAAGCAGGTAATTTTCTCTTAACTGATAAAAATGGAGAACAAGAAGCTGCGGGAACTTTTGTAATGACTTATTACAAAGCTGAAGATCCAATAGGAACTTATGCTACAGCAACTACAGCATCAACTGCGATTGTAGCTGGTAAATATTATAAGATTGCTAGTGCAGGAAATACAAGTTTTACAGGAATCGGAGCTGCTAATAATAATGTAGGCACTATTTTTCTAGCAACAGGTGCTGGTTCAGGTACTGGTACAGCTTACATAGAAGTTATACCTTGGATTTTAGGAACAGAATTTGAAACTATACTTTATGCTTCATGTACAGTAGGTGCAACATTCCTAGGTGATGTGGAGATGGAACAAAAGTTTAATGATTTAACACAAAGAAAAGTTTTAGCATTGAATCAAAAAGAAGTTAGGGCTAGTATGAAAGGCTCTTCTTTTGCTGCTAGATTTGATTCACCATTATTGTAGGAGATATTATGGCAAGAAATTCCTTTTATGAAGGTGATGTAGGTACTGAAGTTGCTATTGATACTTCTGCTAGTGAAGCTGCTGCTTCCGCAACTGCTGCTGCTAGTAGTGCTTCTACAGCATCAACTCAAGCTACTAATGCAGCGTCTAGTGCAACAAGTGCTGCAGCATCTTATGATTCCTTTGACGATAGATATTTAGGAACCAAGAGTTCGGATCCTTCTGTAGACAATGACGGAGACGCTTTAGTAGATGGAGCTTTATACTTCAATACTACTAATAATGTAATGATGGTATACGATTTAGGTAATACCACATGGAATAGAACTACCCCTACATCATCAGATCAAACAAAAATTAATACAGTTTCAGGTATTCAAGCTAATGTTACTACAGTAGCAGGGATATCTAGTAATGTAACTACTGTTGCTGGTATAAGTTCAGATGTTACAGCAGTAGCAGGAGATGCTACAGATATTGGTACAGTTGCAGCTAAAGCTACTGAAATAGGTAGATTGGGTACTGCAGATGCTGTAGCTGATATGGCGATTCTTGGTACTACTGATGTAGTAGCAGACATGAATACTTTGGCTACTGCTGATGTAGTAGCTGACATGAATACATTAGGTACAGCTGATGTAGTTGCAGATATGAATACATTAGGTACTGCTGATGTGGTAGCTGATATGAATACATTAGCAACTTCTGATATTGTAGCTGATATGAATTTATTAGCTACAAGTGCAAACGTAACTGCTATGGGTTTACTAGGTAACGCCGATACTGTTGCAGATATGGGAATACTAGGCACAGCCGATGTTGTAGCAGATTTAAATACTTTAGCAACTGCAGATGTAGTTGCAGATTTAAATACTCTTGGCACAGCTGACGTTGTATCTGATTTAAATACACTCGGTACAGCTGATGTAGTATCTGATATGAATACTCTTGGTACTTCTAGTAATGTAACTAATATGAATACCTTAGCAGGTATATCAAGTAATGTTACTACAGTGGCAGGTATATCAGGCAATGTAACAACAGTTGCTGGTATTGCTAGTAATGTAACTAGCGTAGCAGGAAATGCTACTAATATTAATGCAGTTGCAGCAGATGCTTCAGATATTGGAGCAGTAGCTGGTAAAGCAACAGAAATAGGTAGACTTGGAACAGCTGATGCTGTTGCTGATTTAGCTGTTTTAGGTACAGCAGATGTTGTATCTGATTTAAATACATTAGGAACTGCAGATGTAGTCGCAGATATGAATACATTAGGTACAGCAGATAATGTAACTAATATGAATACTGTTGCTGATAATATCGCAGGAGTTAATAGCTTCGCTGAAAGATATAGAGTAGCAAGTTCAGCCCCTAATAGTTCTTTAGATGAAGGCGATTTATACTTTAACACTACAGATAATAAACTATACCATTACAACGGTTCAGCTTGGGTTGAAATAAAAAGTTATTCTGTTCAAGATGGTGAGTTATCACAAGTTAGCTTTACTACTGCAGATAATACTAAATTAGATGGCATAGAAGCAAACGCTACTGCGGATCAAACTAATGCAGAGATTAAAACTGCTTATGAAGCTAATTCAAATACTAACGAATTTAGTGATGCTGAACAAACAAAGGTATCAAATCTTTCAGGAACTAATACTGGTGACCAAACAATAACCTTAACAGGTGATGTAACAGGTTCAGGCACAGGTTCTTTTGCAGCTACTATTGCAACTGATGCGGTTGATATTGCAATGTTATCTGCTACAGGTACAGCAAGTAGTTCAACGTTTTTGCGTGGAGATAATTCTTGGGTAACACCTACTGATACAAATACAACTTATACTGCAGGCACAGGTTTAACATTAGCTGGAACAGAATTTTCAGCAGCTTCATTAGCTCTAACTACAGTTCAAACTGCAGCTAACCAAACAGCACATTTAGCTTTAACTGCTCAAGAAGGAGATGTAGTAGTACGCTCTGATGAAAACAAGAGTTATGTTCATAATGGTGGTACTGCCGGAACTATGGCAGACTATACTTTACTATTAACACCTACTGATGCAGTACTAAGTGTAGACGGAAATACTGGTGCAGTTACTTTGAATCACGATACATTAACTGGTTTTGTTGCCAATGAACATATAGATTGGACAGCAGACCAAGGTGGAACTAATATACATGCTGGTAATTATACTGATACAGTATATACTCACCCAACATCTGCAGGAAATAAACACATACCTTCCGGAGGTACTGCAGGACAGATATTAAGATATTCTGCTTCAGGAACAGCAGTATGGGGAGAAGACGAAAACGATGCGGTTGCTATGGCAATTGCCCTTGGATAATATAGGAAATAGAAATGGCAAATACATTTAAATTAAAAACTAAAGCTGGTATAGACGCATCATTGGTTACGATATACACTGTACCAAGTTCTACTACTACTGTAGTGATAGGACTTACTATTGCAAATATAAATGCAGGTTCAGTAACAGCTGATGCACAGATAGTAACGGCTTCTTCTTCGGGAGAAAATGCAGATGATGTATATGTCGTTAAAGCTATACCATTACCAGCAGGTTCTTCGGTAGAAGTTATGTCGGGTAATAAAATTGTTCTCGAAACAGGAGACGTAATTAAAGTCAAAGGTTCTGTAACTGATTCAGTAGATGCTATACTTAGCATTATGGAAATAACATAGGAGATATAGTATGCCTTATATAGGAAAGGAACCCGCTAAGGTTCCAGTAACAGCTGCTGATATTCCTGACAATAGTATTACAGCAGCTAAGATCGTAGACGGTGCTATTACTATAGCTGATATAGCAGATGATGCAGTTACAGAAGATAAGTTAGCTAATGCAATTAATACTGCTATTGCTGCTAATACAGCTAAGGTAACTAATGCTACACATACTGGTGAAGTAACAGGTGCTACAGCTCTTACTATTGCTGCTGACGCTGTTGACGGAACAAATATTGCTGATAATGCTATTGGTAATGAGCATATAGAAGATGATGCTGTAGGAATTGCAGAACTAAGTGCAACAGGTACAGCGAGTAGTACAACTTTCTTAAGAGGTGATAATTCATGGGTTACTCCAACAGATACAAATACAGTTTATACTCATCCTAATCACTCTGGAGAAGTAACTTCAAGTGCTGATGGTGCAACGGTTATTGCTGATAACGTTGTAGACGAGGCTAATCTTAAAGTATCAAATAGTCCTACTAACGGACAATTCCTTTCCGCTCAATCTGGAAACACAGGTGGTCTAACATGGGCTGCTGCAGCTGGAACTTTAGATGGTTTAACAGACTGTACAGTATCTTCATCTTCTCCAACAGTTACAACTAATCCATCAGCAGTTGGGCATATCTGGATAAAAGAAAATTCAGGTGATGTTTATGTTTGTACTGATGCAACTACTAATGAAAATACATGGGTTAATACTGGAGGTCGTTCTGGTGATATTGTCCCCAATATTCAGATAGATTATCTTGTAATTGCTGGTGGTGGTTCAGGAGGTAGTGATAATGCTGGAGGAGGAGGAGCAGGAGGTTATCGTAATTCATACAATAGTGAAACATCTGGTGGTGGGGGTTCATCCGAAACAGCAATAAGTATAGGGGACGGCGTTTCTCTCGTAGTAACAGTTGGTGCTGGAGGTTCAGGTACATCTGGTGGTGCTAGAGGAAATAATGGTACTAATTCATCAATAATTGGTACAGGTGTATCTATTACTTCTACTGCTGGAGGAGCTGGAGGTGGTGATACTTCTGGTCAACGTACAGGTAATAACGGTGGCTCAGGTGGTGGTGGAACAGGTAATTCTAGTTCAGCAGCTGGAAGTGGTACAGCTAATCAAGGTTATGCTGGTGGTAATGGTCACTATGGTAGTGGTGCAGCTTCCTCTGGAGGTGGAGGTGGAGGCTCTGGTGGTGGTGCTCATGATGCAATTCATACTTATGCTGGGCAAGGTGGTGCTGGTACATCTTCTTCTATTACAGGTTCATCTGTAACAAGAGCAGGTGGAGGCGGTGGCGGTGCTCAAAATGGTACTCCGGGTGCAGGTGGTTCAGGCGGCGCTGGTAATGGTGGTGATAATAGCCCTTCAACTGATCCAACAGTTCCAACTGCTAATACTGGTTCTGGAGGAGGCGGTGGAAAAAGTAGTGGTGGTGCTGGTTCAGCTGGTGCTTCAGGTGTTGTGATACTTCGTGTGCCAACATCTAGTTATTCGGGTACAACATCAGGTTCCCCTACGGTAACAACAAGTGGTTCAGATAAAGTTCTAGTATTTAATGGTTCAGGTTCGTATACAACATAAGGAGTAGTTATGGCATATTTTGCAAAGTTAAATGGAAATAATATAGTAACTAAAGTTGAAGCAGTTGTTAATGAAGTAATTACTGATGGTGATGGAGTTGAACAAGAACAATTAGGTATTGATTTTTTATACTCTTTACATGGTAATTCTGGTTGGTATAAACAAACATCATATAATAGCAGTATGCGTAAAAATTTTGCTGGAGTAGGATTTACATATGATGCAACAAGAGATGCTTTTATTCCTCCACAAGAGTATGCCTCTTGGACACTAAACGAAACTACTTGTCAATGGGAAGCTCCAGTAGCTAGACCAGATGATGGTAAGCAATATAAATGGGATGAAGCAACAACTAGTTGGAAGGAGATTGAATAATGGCTTATATAGGTAACAGTCCTGCTAACGTAGGCAACTATCAGATAGTAGATGACATATCTAGTAGCTTCAATGGATCGTTAACGTCCTTTGCGTTAACATCAGGTAGTATTGCAGTAACTCCAGCTAAATCAGGACAACTCTTGGTTGCTATTAATGGAGTTATGCAACAGCCAGATGATACTGGCACAAACGGATTTAAGGCATCTAGCTCAAATATAGTATTCAGTTCGCCCCCGGCTAACGGAGATACTTTTTGGGCAGTATACCAAGGACAGAATGTAGATATTGGAACGCCTTCTGATGGTACAGTAAGTGAAGCACAGTTAAATATATCTAATAATCCTACTAACGGACATTTCTTATCTGCTCAATCGGGTAATACTGGGGGATTAACATGGGCGGAAGTAGATGCTCTACCTTCTCAATCAGGTAATGCAGGTAAATTTTTAACAACAAATGCCTCAACAGCTAGTTGGGCAACGATTTCTACGGTATTTCCATTTTTCAAAGCCGATGGAAGTGCAGACAATATAACAATAACCAATGGAGAATTTCCATTCTACAAAGCCAATGGTTCACAAGATAATATAGGAGTTTCATAATGGCAGATAAAATACCAGTCAAGGCGATATATTCAGGTTCTGATGTAACATCACTTGGCGAATATGCGAGCGGTGATACAATTGCAGCAAGTTATATCAATGGTCTTGCAGGCGAGGTAACTGGTACAGGTGGTGCCACAGTTGTTGCAGACAACATTATTGATGAAGCTAACCTCAAAGTATCTAACTCGCCTACTAATGGATATGTTCTTACAGCACAATCTGGAAATACGGGTGGTCTAACGTGGGCAGCAGATTCCACGACAGATTCAACTAAGTTACCTTTGGCTGGAGGCACATTAACAGGAGCAGTTATGACTGCTACTGATACTGACGCAACTAATACAGGTTCAATAACTTTAAATTTCTCTACTAATCAGAATTTCGTATTGACCTTAACAGGTAATGTAACTTTAGCTAATCCTAGTACAGAAGCAGTAGGACAATCTGGATTCATTGCTTTCATTCAAGATGGCACAGGATCGAGAACAGTTTCTCTAGGAACAGATTATGAAACTGCAGGTGCAGCAGGATTAACATTAACATCAACAGCAAGTGCTACGGATTTAGTTCCATACTTAGTTGTTGCTTCAAACAGAATTTTATTAGGAACACCGCAACTTGCGTTTGCTTAAAGGAGAGATAACATGGCTTTAGGATCACCACAATGGATGTACGCTTCTGGTGAGGCTTTCACTATAGACCAGAGTCTTAGGTTTAATGATGATGATAGTGCTTATTTAAGTAGAACTTTTGCAACACCTACTAATCCTGATATATTTACTATAAGTTGTTGGGTAAAAAGAGGTAATCTTAGTGCTAATTCAACAGACTCTCAATCTGGGTTTTTTGGTCAGCAAGGTTCTGATTGGGGATTGATTAACTTTGACTCTAATGATAAATTGTTTTGGAGAGATAAGCCAAGTGGAGCAGATAATTGTGTTTTAAAAACAACTAGGGTATTTAGAGATTTAAGTGCGTGGTATCACTTAGTATTTATATATGACAGTTCAGATGGTACAGAGGGTGATAGAGCTCAGATTTGGGTTAATGGAGTAAGAGAAACAGTATTTGATTCTGGAGAAGAACATTATCCTTCTTCAAGTGCAACTAGTGCTTGGAATACAGCTGGTGTTCGTACTATTGGTGGATATAATGCAACTACTATTGAGCAGGAATATGATGGCTGCCTAGCAGAAGTACACTTCATAGATGGTACTGCCTTAACCCCAACTTCATTCGGTGAAACAGGTGATTATGGTGAATGGAAACCTATAGAAGTAAGTGGTTTAACTTATGGTACTAATGGATTCTATCTACCATTCAAGCAAGACTACACAGTAGAGGGTTTTAGTGCTACTACTTATAAAGGTGAAGGTGGTACTAGATATGTAGGAGGAACTGGATTTAGACCAAGCCTTAACTGGATAAAACGAAGAAACGGTAATGGTAGTCATAGAATAACTGACATTGTAAGAGGTGCAGGAAAAACTTTGATGTCTGATGACACAGGTGCAGAATATGTTGGTAACGATACTTCTGCTTTTAAACCAGATGGTTTTACCAATGGCGGTAATAGTGATGACTCTGGCGATACTTATGTAGCTTGGTCTTGGGATATGGGTGCTAATAGCCCTACTGGTTTCGGTTGTGTTACTTATAAAGGTAATGGTGGTACACAATCTATTGGAGATGTTGGATTTAGTCCAGATTTAGTTTGGACAAAATCAAGAACTTCAAGTCACGGTTCAGCAGTTTTTGATACGATTAGTGGTGGAAACAATAGATTAGATACAACTTCTAGTCAAGAAAGTAGGTCAAATGAAGGTAATATAAAATTCGAACCTGATGGTTTTAGTGTAACTTCTTCTCATCCTACAACTAATTATAATAACGCTGATATGGTATCTTATTTTTGGAATATGGGTGGCACAAGTGTTGCTAATACTACTGGAAGTATTAATTCAACTGTACGAGCGAGTACAACTTATGGACAATCAATAGTTTCTTATACTGGTACAGGTAGTAATGCTACAGTTGGACACGGACTTAGTTCTGCTCCTGAGATGATTATAGTTAAACGCAGAAGTTCAAGCCAAAGCTGGATGGTTTATCACGCAGGTATTGCTTCTGATGCTGAAACTGATGCAATTAAATTAAATACTACTGATGCAGCTTTTGATGACAATAGTGCGTGGAATGACACAGCACCAACAAGTAGTGTATTTAGTTTAGGTACTGGTGGTACTAACGGCTCTAGTGAAACTCATATAGCCTACTGTTTCCATAGTGTATCAGGCTACAGCAAGTTTGGAACTTATAGTGGTTCAGGTGGTTCAGGAAATGCACAGACATTAGGATTTAGACCTGCATTCTTAATGGTTAAAAGAACAGACTCTACTAGCAATTGGGCAATAATGGATAGTACGAGGTCACCTCTTAATCCTGTCGATAAAGCTCTAAGAGGTGACGCAAGTAATGCTGAAGATGATTTAAGTTCTAATTACCAAGTTACTTTTACTGATACAGGATTTAGTTTTAGTAATTATGGCTACAATGAAACAGGTTCAACTTATGTCTATATGGCATTTGCTGGTGGTATGGATAGTATCTCAGACTATAACGATACTGGAACAATAGACTCTAGGGTTAAAGCAAATACTACTTATGGACAGAGCATAGTTTCTTACAATGGAAATGCTACAGCAGGTGCTACTTTAGGACACGGATTATCTTCAGCTCCTAATATGATTATATTAAAACATAGGGATAATAATGGTGAGTCAGCGAGGGTTTATCATTCTGGCGTTACTAATGGACATTTAGGATTTTTAAATCTAAATAATACCAATGCGTGGTCAGATAATACACTATCAGCTTGGAACGATACTGCACCTACATCAAGTGTGTTTTCAATAGGTAATGACACAGCACTTAATGGTGATGGTAAACCTTATATAGCTTGGTGTTTCCATAATGTAACTGGGTATAGTTCATTTGGAAGTTATACTGGTAATGGGGGTTCAGGAACTATTACTGTTACAACTGGTTTTAAACCAGCTTGGATAATGGTGAAAAGAACTGACTCAACATCTGATTGGTCAATATTTGATACAACAAGACAGCCTTCTGGAGATGCTAATAATGTATTAGACGAAAGTTTAGCTGCTAATTTATCTAATGCAGTTGGAACAGATAATGATTTTGCAAAGTTAACTGATACAAGTTTTATAGTTCAAGCAAATGATTATGGTTTTTGTAATGCAAGTGGTGGTACTTACATCTACGCAGCTTTCGCTGACAAACGAGAGTACGCATACTGGCTAGATCAAAGTGGTAACAACAATGACTGGACTTCTAATAACCTAACAGAGTCAGATATATCTGTTGATAGTCCTACGAATAACTTTGCTACCTTTAATCCAATAGATGCTTCTGGTAATGATAATACTTATTCTGAGGGTAATCTTAAAGTATATCTACACAATCAAGGACAGGATGAAACTGTTAAAGCTACAATGGGTGCTAGTTCTGGTAAATGGTATTGGGAGCATTATGCTGAATCTTCAACTGACGATGGTGGTAATTTTTATGTAGGAATAAGGTCGCCAGATGAAAGTAATTATTGGATAGTTCGTGGCTCAAATGGAGAATACGAAACTACTGGTGGTACTCAAGGTACAAATTCAGCAATTTCTTATGATGTTGGAGATATTGTAGGTGTTGCTGTTGATTTAGATAACAGTAAATGGTGGGTTTCTATAAATGGTGTTTTTGTTGGCTCACCAACATCAGGAACAAGTCCAATTCATTCTAATTTATCTGGAACAGTTCTTCCAACTACACAGAACGCAAATAGCGGTGAAAGACATACATTTGTAGTCAACTTCGGTCAAGATTCCTCATTTGCTGGTAACAAGACAGCACAAGGTAATCAAGATGGTAATGATATAGGTGATTTCTATTACACTCCGCCTACAGGATATTTAGCATTATGTACATCTAACCTACCAGCAGTAGATGTTGTACCTAGTGAGCATTTTAATATTGTTACTTATAGTGGTGATGGTGCTACTGACCAAAGTATTACTGGAGTAGGTTTTCAACCAGACTTTACTTGGTTGAAACGAAGAAATGCCAGTGAGCGACATATGTTAGTAACGCCTCTCCATACTCACACTAGTGGTGCTTATCATTGGAATGATTCTGCTTCTAATGAAGGAGATTTTAGTGGTGGAGTTGGTCTTGGTTCTTTTGATTCAGATGGATTTACATTTGATGGTTCGGATGCTACTTGGAATGCAAGTGGAAGCACATACGTATCTTGGAATTGGTTAGCAGGCAATACTACTTTAGGAACAGGTGATTTTACACAAGGAGATATTGCATCAACTTGTAGAAGAAATGTTGATGCTGGATTTAGTATTATTTCTTATACTGGTAATGGAAGCTCTAATCAAGATGTAGGACACGGATTGTCCAAGCGACCAGAGATGGTATTTTATAAAAACAGAGATGAAAATAGTAGGAATTGGAGTGTCTACCACAAAGATATGAATCCTTCTGATGAAGGTGCATTTCATATGAATTTAAATTTAACTGATGCCAGAGGAGCTGCTTCTGTTATTTTCAACGACCAAGAAACAACAGCTACAACAATTCCTGTGGGTACAAGTTCTGATAATAATGATTCTGGTAGTAAACATATAGCTTACGCTTTCCACTCTGTAGATGGCTTCTCGAAAGTGGGTTCATATACTGGTAATGGTAATGCTGATGGTACATTTGTTTACACTGGATTTAGACCAGCTTGGGTAATGTATAAGAGAACTGATA